CATATTCACTTTGCGATACAGTCGAATTTGTAAGCTGCACAATACCCATTGATGTGGTAGTTGCTTCTGGGATATCAGCAACTTCAGCAATGATTTGGTCAATAACTTCCTGTGGCAACCCACCGGAAAGCGCTGTGTTTATTTGTTGGTCCGTCTGTGTAGCGGTATAGTATGTTTGCGATAATTTTTCTGGAGTAATCGCACCATCTGCAATCTTACCGGATGTAACTGTTAAGTCTGCAATCTTACCTGTGTTGACAGCAAGGTCAGCAATTTTCGGATTAGTTACAGTACCATCGGCAATTGCTGAAGTAGTGACGGCGTTAGTGCCGATCTTTGGCTGTGTAATAGCACCGTTGTTAATCTTGGGTGTTGTCACAGCGTTGTCTGCAATTTTTGACTCTAACACAGAGTCTGTAGCAAGTTTTGCTGTAGTGACAGCACTGTCTGCCAACTTAGTGGTTGTTACAGCAGCATCCGTAAGTCTCAACGTATCTACAGATTGTGGTGCTATTTTGGTTAGGTCTACAGCACCGTCACTGATCTTGTCCCTAGTGACGGCACCTCCTTGGATTTGAGTGGGTCCAATACTGTTAGCACCCTTTAGAAGTGTAACCTGATCTTGTGTATCATTATAAGCTGCAACCAGCAAGTCACGCTCTTGACTGTACTCAGGCCCATGTATTGTTTGACCATCCTGCCATTGTTTCATGCTGGACTGGTTGACCTTTGCCATAACGAACACCTCCTAAATCTTCTTGAGTTTGAATTGGAAAGCAAAGCCGTACATCTCGCAGGGTTCTGTGGAAGAGGTTCGTACTGAGAACTTCACCCGGCGACACTTACCACGTACTGAAGCACGTTGTACTGATAGTTCAACATCACCGAATGGACTGTCTCCCATGATCCACGACCCGAAGGTTGTCCCACGAAGAAATTCGAAGTTCGGCGCGGTCACGATTTGCCAAGACCAACCGTTCTCATCGTCTCTGTTGATTGTACCAGTATCTGGAGTGATTGCCAACGCTGAATCTGCTTTAACAGTAACAAACATGTTGACATCATACTCTTTTTCATGCCGGGCCAGAATGTACAGCCGCTTCAGTTTCTTGTTGTTGAATGACGCTGACAAGTCATAGAACTTGGATTCGATAACCATGTCATACGGCACACCTGCATCCGTGAATACGTCCCGGTCATGCTGGTACACCCGACCTTCAGACGTGAGATTAAACACATCATCGGCTGACAATAGGAACTGTGCTACATCCAATTTGTCTGAAGTATCCTTTGTCCAGACTTTGCGTTCGAAGTAGTACCTGTAAATCGCCTTCTTGCTTGGGAAACATAACCAGTATTGAGAGTCATGTACAACCGCGCAAGCATCCGTCTGAGTGGGGTCAATCTCCCGTTGGATGTTGGCATCTATCCGGGCAACGTTCATCGTCTCTATACGGTAAGGATTTGGTCTGAGAGCGTACACACCGTCATGTGACAGAAATAGTACGTTGTTACCTACAACCACGGCTGAGCGTCCAGCCACGCACCCCAAACCGTCATGAATCAAGTAGCGCTCATAGTCATCTACCGACTTACCTATTAGGGTCTGGATTGTAGACCGTGTGAAGATCACCAGCAAGTCTTGAAACCGTACAACCGCTGTGATAGGTTCCTGCTTACCAAAGTCGAAGTTGATTGTGTTCGACACCGGGAAGTATCGGGGATTCTGAAGGTGACTGATATACATCTGGAATGGATTGGTGTCATCACCACTCATCAGGAGCCTGTCCCAGTGCAGGATGATCTTCCGACATCTTTGAATACCTGCCACAGACATATTCGGTGGATTTTCGGTAGCATTGACTTGGAAGTTCGTAAGCAAGTACTCTTTGAGCGGAGAAGTTGTTCCTGTCTTCCGAACGGTTACTTTTATGTCATACTTCGTAGGCTGGTCGAATTTGATCGCCTGTGTCTTCGCACCTGCTGTAAAATCCTTGAACGGCGTGGTCGGGAACGTAGTCTCTGAAGAACGTTTGTACTCCCATTTGTAATCAATGGTACCTGAATCCCCTGCGGGTCTGTTTATGTATGCGGTCATGTTAATATCTTGGTTTACAGAACCGTTACGACTCGCAGGTTTGATGCCAGTAACGTCCAAAGTGCCTGTACCGTCTTGAATATAGGCATCCGGGTCCGGTGCAAGACCATTTGTACCAATGTAGATGGCTTCTTGAACTGTAGGCTGGTATGGGTCGACTGTCTTTGCCGTATAGATGTTGCTGGCGTAGGTCAACTGAACTAGCTTTGTGCCTGTGGCAATATACAGCGTGTCTCTGTACTGAGCAGCTTCGATAGGAAGCTGTGTTTGGAACCTGAAGTCTGTATTGGTACCATCCACTATGTTGATCTTCTCAATAGTTCCCATGTCTACAGGTCTGCGCATGAGGTACAATTGCCCGTGCGCTGCACCGATAAGTACAGGTTCTGACACGTTTGCCCGGTAAAAGTTAAACAGCCCTTGACCCTTAGACACTGTAGACAACAAGAGCCGCTTCGGACCACCACGGTCCACCCGACCATACCGGGTCTTTGCAGAACCACGGCCTGTATTATCTACGTTGACCATGAGTGGGAATTCGTTATCGTTCAACCGCTCATTGGATACCGCAGAGTTCTGACCACCGCTGAAGTCAAGGTAGGCTTCAAACTCTTTGACGGCTGGATTGAAATTAGTTTGCTGACGTGCCATAGTTTAAAACCCCCTTGACCACGGCTGAACCCCACCGTATATATTTTGATCCCACTGAATGGTTACAATATCGTCAACTGCTGGAGTATCATACAATCTGATCTCTGAACCGTACTTCTGATGTCTTACTGGATTCCCGTTCAAGTAAACAGTAATGTCACCGTACATATTGTAATCCCGATCTGTAACCCGGAACACTGGAGTAACTGCCGTTTCCGCAGTGACTGTGAAGTTCTGTATGTTTGGCTCCGTAGTGTACTGTATCGGCGTGTCATAATTCTCTACAAATTCACGCAGACCCAGTTCGAACTTGTTCTCAAATTCCCGTGCTTCCGCAATGGATGAGTCATAGGTCTTAACCATTGCAGCAGCGTACAGCACTGCTGTATTGTGGAACCTGTCATCAAATACGAATTCGTCAGAGCCTGTTAATTGTGTAATATCAGGGAACTTCGCATGGACGGCAAGCGCCATGCGGTTCTTCCCTTCATTGAGAAGACGTAGAGCGATGGGGTTGTCTACCTCATCGTCTACGTAATATTCCAACATTACCTTCATTTCAGCGTAGTTCATATTGAAACCACCTTTCTAGTTGCTCCACAACTCCACACGAACCGCAGCAGCTTTGACAAACCTTGGCTGGTCTGTAGGCATACCTGAAGCATTCGTCCCTGTCCGCGCCACGCACTGAAGCTGTCCGTGATTTAACAATCCTGTAATCTCTTCGTAAGCCCCCACTTGATCACCGTTCATCAGCAATACGAACTGACGCTCTGCATCGGCTGGATACTGCTTCCCTGTCAACAACAAAATGGAGAAGTTCTTCCGGTTCTGGCCCTCATCCCCTGCCATTCCCAATGTGAACAGTGCCATCTTTACAGGTCTGTCAACATTACCACCCGGTCTGTAAATCCTGATCGTACCACTACTACCACTGACAGCGTTTTGAAAGAAGGTTACACCGGACAGGCCGTCTGGCGATTTGATCCCGATCTGTGCCGTCTGCCATGTGTTACCCGCCAGTTGGAAAGCTTCCAACGTGAACTTGATCGCAGATACCTTCGTTGAATCGAACAGTACCTTGGTCCGCAGTTCAGCGTATGAGTTGTTGGTGATAGGTGACGTTACCTGCACCGTACCCCGATCTGGAAGGGGTTCGTATGTCGTTCCCCCTCCAACAACCTCGGCTTGGGCTGTAGCATCTCTGATGGCTGTTTCCAACCATGTCGGAAGTGTACCATCCAAGAAGTTGGCGTATAGTTGTTTGTGCACCTTTCCGTAAGGTACGACTTCACCGTTTAAGTCCAAGATATGCATGGTTACACCTCCACAGAGTAGGCTAGGCCCACATTGGTATCAGTATTGTAATATATATAGACAACTCCATCGAACACGACCACTGACATGGACTGCATGTTGGTAGTCTCCCACGGCAATGTAGGTAGGTCCATAATCAGCTTCGGTTTACCTAGAAGTTGACGTAAGTCTCTGCTGATCTGTGCTAATGCTGGACGGGCTACGGTAGTTTCACCACCTGAAGCATACGCAGACAGCATTCCAACCCACCACAGGTTACCCTTGTATTCGAATAGCCCGGCGTTCGATCTGGAGAAGTTCTCTACAGAGTTCAAGGTCGCATCGTTACCACCAAGCATCGTACCCGGATGAGCCAGCCAGTACAGGCCGTCATTTGAGTACCATATGGCTTTACGACCAAAGTCACCGCCACCCATAACAGACCATCCTACCCACTTACCCGCAAAACGTGCCGCAGCGAAGTAACCTGTGTGACCGTCTCCGGGGAATCCGAATGGCTTGTCAAGGATAATCCGTGACACGCGGGTCCATGTCAACATATCAGGTGACGTTGCAAGCATCGTAGACTGGTTAACCCCTGCCCCGGATTGCTGGTAGTACATGTAGAACAGGCCGACATCCTCATTGTAGATTACGAATGGTGTCTCCGTGGAATTGCCGACTACTGTGTCAACGTACACTTCGCCGTGCTTAGTCCATGGTCCTTTGGGATCATTAGCGTAAGCAAGTCCGATACCACCACGGTTATTATGGTTCGTGGAGTATGTAGCGTAGTAACGTCCCTTTGCATTCGGGATAATGTGACCCACCTCAATAGGACGGAACCAGTATATGCTGACAAGCCCGGCCTTTGATGCAGTGTATACAGGATCACCCTCAAGCTTGACAAACTTGGGGGTGTATGCATCACGTGACTTCGTTTCTGCGAATCCGTAAGGTGCAAGACCTGCATTAGCTTTGTTGGCTTTACTAAGCGCAGCGGCTGCAAAAATGTCCATTAGAAGCACCTCACATTTACACTGACGTTACCCCCGGACAGTGCTGAAAGATCAAGCAGCAGTGAATCCAGACCACCGATATTTACGATCCACACTTGGCCCATGCTGGATGACAGCCCTGTGCTGAGGTCTGCCGCATTGACTGCCATTCGATCACGGTCAATACCAGACTTACTGGCACCTTTGAACTTCACAGTTGCTGAAGTGGCTGTCCCGTAGACTTCCACCTCTGCTGTATTAAACCCACGAACACCGAGACGCTTTGTCCCGGTGCTAGTGGCCTTATCGAAAAGCAAGTACTCTTGCATAGCTTATTCCCCCTTTTTATCTTCAGCGGGTTCAGCTTCATCCTTTTTCTGTGTTGTGGTTTTCTTAGCTGCTGGCTTGGCTTCTTCCTGTGCTGGCTCTTGTGCTTTGATCAGTTGTTTAAGCAGTGAGTTTGTTTCCTCTAACAGTTCATTTTGACGCTCCATACGTTCCAAGTACAACATTTGATCGTACTGACTAGGCTTTTGCTCATACTCATGCTTCTTCGCCACGGGTAATTCCTCCTTTTATTTAACAAAAGCCCCCGCAGTTTCCTGTGAGGGCTTATTGTCAAGATGTACAACCTGTGTTATATTGAATGTATTAAGGCGTTGGCTTCGATCCCAAGATACCGATGTCGCTTGTCCAACCGTAGGAATAACGCATACGGCCTTTGAACTTGGCGATATCAGAGTCAAAGTCCTGAGTGTTCTTGAAGTTTGGCTTTTCACGCCAGAAGAAGTTCAACTCATGCAGCTTGCTGTCCATCAAGAACCACGCATTCGGGTCTGTCAGGTAGTCAAGCACCACGATTTTATAGCGCGATTTGAACGGGTTGATATCGTTCTTCGCGTAAGTGTTGCCGTCTGTACCAGCATCTGGCATGTAAACCGAACCGAAGATTTTACGGGCTGTCATTTCAAGCGCACGTGGGATAACGAGTGTATCAGGGTTCATACGAACCAAGAATCCGTTCTCATCCGTTTGCTCTGCTGCCAGCTTGTGTGCAATCTCCAAGTTAGGTTCATTCAGTGCCAAAGCGCCGAGGGAGTTGGTACGAGTACCACCATCCAAACGTGTGTGGTTACCAATCAATGCTTCACCTTTATAGGCGTTAGCATCTGGAGTCCACGCACGATTTAGCAGCCCTGTAGCATCAATGTCAACTGTCTGGTTAGCACGTACACCCAATTTCTTGGCGAACTTTTTGATTTTCCCGTACTGGTCATCGTCAATGGACTCTTTCTCCACTGTGAAACCTTTGGAGAATGTTCTGTGACGATACTGAACGAGGTCGGTACCAACTGGGTCTTCATACATGGTGTTATCCAATGTACCTTTTTCAACCCACAGACCGAAATCCCCCATACGAAGGTCAGTCTCAATTGCTTTTGTGGACTTGTTGACATTAAAGATTTGCGTAAACTGCCATGGAGTGTAAGTCAGGTTGTCCATGAAGATTTTACGCAAGCCCGGTTCCATTAACTTGCCGTAATTATCGCGTGATACAGCTTGTCCGTTTGGCATGATCTGTTCCCCCCTCTCCTATTAAACCAGTTTGACAAGCGCTGTTGTAGCAGAGCCGCCGCGTGGTGGTGTGATTTTTGTAAGAATCTTGACAACATATACAGATGCAGCATCTGTTTTCGTAGCGTCCAAGTTACCAGCAGCGTTCAAGTTGTATGCTGTACCAACGACTGGAGTACCAGCGTCAATAGGCACTTCGTACAGTGCTGAACGGCTTGTCCGTACTTTTACAATCTTAGGAAGTTCAGTACCACGCATGTATTCACGTGCTGCCAGAACCCCATACAGTTTTGCACTCGTAGCAGACGCACGAACGACTTGACCAGAACCGTTAAGAACTACCGGGTCATTCGGCTTAGCTGTACCAAAGTACGCTGTGTCAGCTACAACGTCTGGTGCAGGAACTGGAACCTGTCCGCTGTCGTTTCCTCTAAACTCCAAAGGCATGACAATTCCTCCTTATTTGTACTTCACGTAGTCTTTATAACTCATACCAAGTCTGCGTGCCATAGCGCGTTCCTCATCGGACAACCCTTCTGGCTGACTTGCTGGTTTCGTAGATAGAGGAACTCCAGATGACTTTTTGCGTCCAGAAATGTCAGCAAGTGCTTCTGTTCTGGCTTGGTCTTGAAGTCCTTCAGAGATTTTCTTGTAATGCAAGGCGTGTACAGCTTGTTCAAGGGAGACGTCCGTATTCTGCAAGGTCTGAAGTATGTAGGTCTTCGCTTGAAACAGATCGTTTTCATCCAACATCGGGAACTCAGTCTGCAAACGGGCTGATTCTTGGTCCACTCTACTGTTCCAAGCATCAAATTCCAGTTGCTGAAGACGTTGATTCGCTTGTTGGGCGGTTTGCTCAGCCTGATACGTTCTTCGATAGAGTTCCAACGGAACACCAGCTTGTACAGCTTGTCGCTGGATGTTGGCTTCTTCAAGTTCAGCCATCATCTGCTCAGGGGATTTGCCCGATAATTGGGACAAGCGCTGTACCATCTGGAATTCTGGTGAAGCCTGTCGAATCTGCTCAAGGCGTTGGGCTTCTTCCAACCGTCTACGCTCTGCGTTTCTAGCGTTTTCCTCATTTTTGAAAGATTCGTCCTGTGCTGAAGTAGATTCGTCCTCTTCCGAATTTACTTCCTCATCGGGCTTGTCTTCGTCTTCATCCTCATAGTCTTCTTCATCCAACTCATCGTCACCTTTGAGAATGGATTTGAAGTCGATATCGTCACCGTCATAGCCACCGTCTGGATCATCTCCAAAATCGAAGTCTACGATGTCATCCGCTGTACCTTGTTCGCGCTCTTCATCTTCGAAGTCTTCCAGACCATCAGCATCAATCTTTGCCATCTTTCATTCCTCCATCCATTTTTGCGCGTTGGCTGCGTAGTTTCCATTCGATCAACGGTCTTTTGCGGAACCACCCGTGCAATTTCTACCAATATATTAAACGCAACTACTAAAATTTGCAAGAATAAGTTTACAAAAAGAAAAACACCCACCGAGGAAAGGGTCGGTGAGTGCTTGGGATAGGGTTAACTTATTATAGCATGTCAGGAACCTTTTGTCATTGCATTCATTGCCATTTGTCCAGTATCGCCTTGCGTTGATGGCTTTTTCGCAGCGTCACGTGGTCTGGTGAATGCTTGCTTCTGGTCGTTCTGCTGAAGCAACTCTTTTGCCATCTCTGTAGCCTGATTCATAACCTGTTCATGCGGCAGACCTGCGGAAATTTGCTGACGGATCGTGTCTGCAAGCTGCATAGCGATGGTAGCGAAGTCCGTTGCTTCCTTCTGGTCAAGGGCTTCCTGATCCGCACGCATACGCTCCAAAATCTCATCTTTATTGTCGAAGTCTTGGGCATGAAGCCACTCTTCCAACGTGATGATAGGAACGGCTGGCTGGAACTGCTGCTGCACCTGAAGGATTTGGTCGGCTTGCTGCTTCTTCAGGGCTTGGGTGATAGGTGCTGAAGCATAAACATCCGACTTGACAAACCATTTCAGGTTCTCCGGTCCGATATCCTTGATCTTCTTCGGATCATACTCATACGGTGTGACCTTATTTGCCTGTCCCACGTTGATGATTGGACGCTTTTCCTTCCAACTCTCAATGATGAACAACACAATCAGGTCAGAAAGCTGCTCCACGAACAGGTCAATCTGCTTCATCTTGTCCCGGTCACGGATGGTCGAACGCTCAATCAGGGAGTTAACCCCGGTGGATGTCGTCAGTGATCCGACTGAATCCCCTGTGTAAGCTTCGTTCATACCGGAGTAGTCCTTGATGTCAGCGATTGCCCGGTCTTTCATATCGAACAGTCCTTGCGGAATGTCTGTAGGTCGAAGTTCAACCACAGAACGGGACGGTTCGATGTTGGAAACCCACACCTTACCCGGCTCCGTACCGTTACGGGCCATCTGTTGTCCGTTGATACCAGATTCACGCGCCACAATTTTCTGTGGATTCTGGAACAACGTTGCAATGATACTTGCTGTTTGTTCCGTTTTGTTCAAGACTTTTTGTTTCTCCAAGAAGTCTGAAGCTGTAGCACTGCCCCAGAAGTCGTTTTCCTCTTCTTCATCACGCAGCACAACGAATGGGAATACAGACGGCTTGATGTCTTCGATCACGTCAAGGAAGAAGAAGTTGCCCGAAGCATAGAAGTACTGGTTGATAACCTCTTTACCTTCCTTGAACGCCTTTTCGAAGTGAACATGTACCACAGTACGTTCATCATCGTCTACAGGTTGTCCCCCATCGTCATAATCATGTTCCCGGTCAAGGATCAGACCTGTTTCATCCGGGTCATTACCTGTACCTGCAATCATTGTACTAAGTTTGTCCTTACCTGCGTATGCTATAAAGCGTGGGTTGTTTCGAATCTCACCCACGGTCATAGGCATGGTAATGTCAATGTATCGGCACTCTTCAATGGTGTAGGCATCCGGGTCTGGGAAGAAGTTCAGGTTGCTAAAGCGCTTGATCTTAATGTCACCTTGGTACAAGCGGTTATTCTTCTTGTCACCCTCTTTGTACACACCGTCCACCTTATCTGTAGCATAAACGTAGGCGATGGATGTACCTTGCAGGAACATACGGTCAATACATCTACGCACAGTGTAAGCCACATTCTGGGTATCCCACACATGCTTGTACGCACGCTGAAGCATGAGCACTGCGTCCTTTTGGTTGGTGAGCATTGGAGCGTAGTGGGCTGCTGGAATGTTACCCGCTAAGTTGGCACGTTTCCATGTCCGGGTATACCGGATCATGTTGTGAATCGGCTTTGGAACCCATGGTGGCAGAGACGCATTTTCCCACTGCTTGCCCCGGTCAAAGATGTCCATGACTCTCCACTCTTCGCGGCGGTCGCCTGAATTTGTGGCTGAGTTGTTATGTCGCTGCATGAACGTCTTGATTTTCTTCACCACGGATTGATCAATCTTTGGGTTGGCCTTTGCCTTGTCCATTTCTTCAGCGCGTTGTTCTTGGTTCATTAGAAATCACTCCCGTCAAAATCAGAATCGTCAAGGTCATCAAGATCAGAATCACGCTTCTCTTTCAGGTACTGTTCGAACTGCTGCTGCTGTGCAATGTAGTCCTTCTCTTCTTGCGTCATTTCCGTACTGTATGATGGATTCTCATTGAGTACAGGCTTCTGCTTGATGATAGATCGCACGTCCTGAATGTCAAGTACACCGATCCCTTCAAGAAGAATCCGGGGCGTTCTGTCAAAGTAGCTTTCTGACACAACACGCCACTGATCCTCTGTCAACTCCAGCATCATAGACGTACCATCATTGTAGTTGAACACGTAATTATCCATTTGGCACCTCCCTATACATAGCTTAGATAGTCATCGCTGACTTCATCGTCATCGAAGTCTGGGTCATAATCCACAGGCCGGGCCACACTATACCTGTCCGGTTGTGAAAACGATAGCTGCTTTAGATCATCCGGGTCTTCCGGTAAACGCATGAGCATGTAACGCAAGGCATCCGGGGCATGGTCGTCCTTCTTCAGCGGCTTTTCGTCCAGATTCTTGTCATCGTCCATGGACACTTCTGGGAACCTGTACCCCGACATTTCACGGATCAGGTTGAAACAACTCTCAAAAACCTTCAGCTTACCACGTTCAATGTATGAGTTGACACGAAGGAGTCCTGTTTCAATATCGTTGTTTCCGGGGCTGAAGTATAAGTTGTACTCCTGATACAGACCCAAAACCGACTTACCGTTAATTGGGTCAGTCTTATTCCGTATAGATGGATCGGCAACCATGAACCAGATAAGTCCTGAAGGTACCGCATTGATGACAGGCTTCATCGCTTCGGCATGCTTGGGAACAAGCGTGTTGGCCTTGTAGTATTCGTGGTAAATATAGAGACAACCATCGTTCGGATTTAGCGCAGCACCAAGCAAAACCGTAGGGTTCCGCAGACCGTGGTCAAGAGAGAACATTTTCGTCCACCCCTTGGACACTTTATCGAACTCAGGAATGTCTGGAATGACTGTGGAGCCGAACTCTGGATACACTGCACCGTCCGTAGCTTCGAACGATCCATACATGTACTTCCGTACCCACCACTCTGGCTTACCCTTGCTGTTCGTTGCAATAAAGTCATGCGGCAGGTACTTGTTCAATTCCGTCTTCCAGATGTAGCATATCATGTTGTCCGCATAGTCAGCGTGTTCAGGATGTTTAGGGTTGGACCTCTTCTCATTGTCCACGATGACCGTCTTGATCCACGTTAATTCCGGGTTAGAACATGCGAATAATGCACGGTTTGTCATGTTCTTATTCCGAAGACGGGTCAGAAGCTGGTCATAGATTGTCCGCTTGATCTCTGACGATTCCTCCATATGGACCTGCCCGGCGTTGATGGAACGAAGTTTACCTTCATCATCGGATGGGATCGCATAAATGGAGTGACCGTTGACCAATTTGAACTCCATGTCGGACTTGTTGAAGCTTTCCAAAAGTGGCGGTGGGATGATCTCATCCAGCAGCGTCTTGATGCTTGTCCGTTTTAGGAGTTGCAGCGTTGGTGCGGTGATGAGTGTCACCGACCGGGGGTTCTCCAAGCACCGCAAAAACACCTCATGGAGACTAGCTGTGGACTTGGCTGAACCGTAACCACCGAACACGCCAATGATCTGCATTCTAATATGGTCGTTACCCTCTTTATCCTTTTCGAACTTGTGCGGCGTTGCGTGGAACTCAGCTTGGTAGTCTTGGGGTATGTAGGTAAGCTGCATCGCACCGCAGGCTTCGCACAGGCAGTAACTTGGATGTTCATCCGGTGGGACGATATATTTACCCGACCTGCAATGTGAACACGTAAGCCCCACGAATGGGACATGTGCGTCATTCATAGGGCTTGCCCTCCTTGATATAGTAGCAGATATAGTTTAACGGCTCTATTCACTAGAGCCGTTCTTCTCTTGCTGCTTCTGCATTTCTTGCTGTTCTTCTTGCATAGACAATTGTTGGCTGTGCTGCTCCTGTTGTTGGCTGAGTTGTTGGAAATGTGCTTCGTCTTTTTGCTGCGTCTGAAGCTGTGCTTTTTGGGATTCAAGCTGCAATTTTGCTTGCCCTTCTTCCCACTTCATTTCCATCTGCTGTTGCATCATCTGGAGTTTCAGGTCCGCTTCTCGCTGCTTGAACTGCATTTCCATGTTGGCCCGTTCCAGTTCAATCTGCAATCTGGCGTTTTCAATATCCAGTTGATTCTTCAATTTAGCTTGTTCCATCTCAAAGGCCAGTTCCGGTGGAATTTCCTCTTTTTGGTTATTAGCTTCCATCAGGGTCTTGTACGATCCAGCCATTTCAGACACCGCTTTTGAAGCCATGTCAAGGTTGTACGTCTTGCCTTGACCTATGTCTGCAATGATCCGAAGCATTTCCTGAAGGAGTGCCATCGAAGCCTGAAGATGAAGGTCTTGGATTTGCTGGATAGGGTTAGGAGGTTGTCCAGCCATAGGTTGACCGCCGCCACCTTGCATCATTTGCTGGAGCATTGGCCCAAGCTGTGGGTCTTGCATAGCTTGTTCCATCATTGCCGGGTCTTGCATCAATTGAGCAATCTCAGGTGGCATTCCACCCATGTCCATTCCCGGTGGCGCTCCCGGTGGAACCATCTGCGGGTCCATTACGGGTTGGGTCGGATCGAACTGCTGGCTTGTCTCCAGTGAAGGGTCTTCCTGCATTGCGCGCAAGTCCTGCGCTTGCATAGCCATGTCCTGCGGGTCCATTGCCATTATTTCTCATCCCCTTTTCCCTCATCATAGCATGTCTTTTTCATTTCGTCACGCAACCATTCAGCGTTTTTACGATCCGTTTCCAACATGCTAAGGAACCAGTACATGTATACTGATCCCATCAACCCGATAACCAGTATTGTGGCTATCATGAAGCGCAACCTTCGCACGTGATGTAGTTGTCCCCGATCTTCTTGTCAATGTTGATCAGATCACCCAACTTGATATCTGATTCGTCCGTGAATTCCAGATCAGCGATACGTGGGACAATCAACTCAGCGGCTTCTTCCTTGCTTGTTGCCATCTGGCTAAATTCGGACGTTTCACCTGTGGACAAAACCGAATATACGTATGTGTAGCGCAGTGTTTCCTTCATCTTCTGCCATCCCCTTTGTCGTTTGGTCCAACCAATAATATAACGAATATGAAAAAGATGAAAATAGAACCAATAAGTTCGATCATGGTTTCAGCCCCGGTCTGGGTACTGTGGTCAGCACGATCAGTTTCGCGCCGTCTTGGGCCTGAAGGATACCGGACACTTCGTTCAGGTACTGGATCGCCCGGACATCGCCACTATCGGCTGCGCGTTGCAGGTTCTTCATGGACTTTCTGGACTTGACAGCCGCCATACGTTTTGTTCTCGCTGTGGAGTACAGCAGCACCGGGTCAAGGTTCAGGAACTCTTCCCACAAGTTAGCGTCTCCGATTGCAAATTCTTGTTCCAATTCCTCTGCGTCCATGTACATGGAACTTTGCTTTGATTGGAACTGTTCTGCCAAGCGCAAGAAAACGTGCTGCTTGTCCAGCGGCACGTAATCGTCATGTGTTGGGTCTGTGTAGATTGGTGAGTTCTGTAACATCTCAGTCAGTTTGGGGATCGTTGCCATTGTTATCACCGCTTTCTTCGAAGGTATTTAGGGTTTGTTGGGTAAATTTAAATTCAAAACCTTCCCGCTGCAAACGTTCCATTTTCTGGTGTGCTTCTCGCTGGTACGGTGTCATTTTAGCCATTTCCCGAAGTCTCTTCATGAACGGTGTATCTTCGACTGGATTCGATGGGTATAGAATTTGCTTGGCACGGTGGCGTTCCATAGATTCCCGGCCTTGTTTAGTCAGCCAGTCTTCCATGGTTTCTAGCTTCTTCTCAGGCAGCAAGTTGACCGCTTTCCAAAGTTCGTTGGCGCGCATTGCGATTACGTCAATGTTGGATTCAGAAACTTCGTAATCGTCAAACATGTGCGCTACCTTTTCACCGTCATGCATTCGTTGAATGCTGATAACGTATTTCATGCCTTTTCCACCCTTTCTGCGACTGGTGCGTAGTAGTCGATGGTGTTGATCTTGCTGCCGTCCTTGCCTGTACGGTGAACGCCTACGATGTAGCGGTTGGACCGGGTGTTGATGGGCTGGAATCTGCGGCGGCGTACCGGAAGTTCGGCTATCTCTGCCATGGTTGTTATGTCGTCATAAACGTCTTTACCTGCTGGAATGAAAAGGAGTGCTTCTCCCTCCAAGTACGTTGGGTTTGGTCCTGTTGACCGGAATCTGACGATATCTCCACGCTGAATGTTGTCTCCCATAGGGTCTAAATACCTCCATTTGTCATCTTTCTTGTGAAACTTCGTAATGAGTGGTTCGGTAGCTGCCATTTCTGGTGTCCACCCGCGCTTGCGGCGCTTATGGTACGTTTGTGGGCTGATCCCACGTTCCTTTGCCACATAATACCACATATCATCGGTACTTGTCCTTGCGCCGTACTTTACACCCTTCCTTGGCTTGCCGGGTTCTTGCTGTATGGCCTGTTCTATATCCCATCCGTGGTAATTTACCCGTGCGTATAGCATACGCTCAGACACTCCGTTTTCAAGGGCCTGAGCGTATTGTTCTGGTGTAATGTATGCGGTCACTTTAGGAAGTCCTCAAACAGTTCCATGATTGCGTCTGTGGCAAGATGCACATCCAACTGCGTTGAATAAAAGTATCTGTTTAGAGTCAATATCACGTCACCCCTAGTTGGAACGGGTTTCGGATCGGGCTTCTTGCCGATTGGCGGTACGAACGGGGGCCAGTTCCAGCAACCCGGTTTAGGTTCTGAAGAGTGCTGTAGGTTTTGGCTGAAGTACTGTCCGGTTGGGTTGAACACGACTGCGTCAACGATCCCGGCTTCAGCGTCAACAATGCGTGTGATGATCGCCGGGCTTGGCTCTGCTTTGTGTTCCCCTCCCGGTGTTCCGTAGCGTTGGTAGTGAACGACACGTCCGATTGATGGTGTTTGGCTCATTCGCTTTCATCCTCCTTGGGTGTGTGGGGTATGGAACTCGCAAGACTTCTCCAGTGCTCTGAGTAGCGCAAACCTTCTGGAATGGGTTCGGGTCTGCGGCGTGCTTGGGCGATTGTGTCCTCTATCGTCTCCACGTTGTTGCGGCTCAGGTGCGTGGTATCGGCTGGAAGATACGCTATGGCAGCTTGTCCCAGTCCGATCTCAATGGTTACCTTAATTCGTGTTTGGTTAGAACTTGTCTTCATTGGCTGCTTCCCTCGCTTCCATGTATTCTACTGTGAAGTTGATGGTGAAAATCTCTTTCAGTCTAACTAACATTACACCGTCCTGAAACGTGTGCAGCGGTACCATCTTTAAATCATGGAAGCTGTGCGTTTGGTTCATGGCGTTCATGAAAGCGTCCAGCTTTTCAGCTTCTGCTTCGAACCTACGCCCATTGTACAGTTCGACTGTCGCCCAATGAGTCTTGGCCTTTTCCGCTGCGATGGCTGCTTCTCTTGCGGCTTCCGCTTCAATCTTGACGTTTCTGAGGTGCTTGATCTTACCCATGGTTTCGTCATACTCTCGTTCACTCTTCGTGACCCTGAGTTGTTCTATTTCTTCTGGCGTTGCAAGCCAATTGATGAAACTCCCTCCGTAATCATACGGGTTGAACGGATTCTTTTCTTCTGTTTTCTCTGTCATGGGTGATTCCTCCTTCAGCATTTCAGATAGTGATATAGGGTTCAGGATGTCGGCGTAGCTGGTTTTGGGCTTGCGTTTGAACCATCTCATTCGGCGTTCCTCTCTTCCAGCATCTTGCGTACTTCTCTGGCTACCCACGCCTGAAGATTCTTGATGGCTATTTCCGGGTTGTCTAGGATCAAGTGTTCATGAACCTGCATGGCTACGCCTTTGATTAGCCTTGAGTCACGGATGACGACCTCAATCATTTTGATTCCTCTCTTTCCAACGCTTCGATGGTTTGCAAAACATCCAGACCGATTTCTTCCGGTGGTATTTCTCTCATGTAACTTGCTGGAACACTCATTCTAGCGTGTTTCCCATTAGGGTGGTTGATGGTAATTAGGAAGTCGTCCGGGCCTACTATGAACTTTCCAATCATTTGGATACCACCATCCAGTCTGCTGCGAGAATGTCAGTGTTAGATGGAACCCAAGTGTTTAGCGTCCCTTTATGGTTGTTGATTACAAAGAACGGTTCAACGGTCAGAAAGTCCCATGTAGTTCCACCTGTCAGTTCGACAAACAGATGCTTTCCATTCCAGCCTTCACGGGTCAGTTTCTTCCCGTCTTTCAATTGCTGAAGTGCTTCCCCAAAATTCAAGTTCCTTGGTAATAAGCTACTCATTCGGCACCTCCTTTATTGATGTACGTCTTATTAAACATAGTATAGCATGTACATGGAGGGGTTGTCCACGATTATTTGGGAATTTATTCTGGGTTGTTGGGGGCTTGGGTGGAACAGAGTGGATGTTACTGGTCTAACTTTTTCAGGGGTACACGGGGGTGTGTTTGCCAGAACTTCCCCGCCCCGCCCTGACCCGCACGTAACCGCAGCACACCGATTCTTGTCCCTACACCCATGCTGCACCGCACTGACGCGTTGACGCGGCACCACCCCACCCCCTGCCTGTGCCCTGTCTACACGCTGCCACACACCACCACACTAACGCGCGCACGCACTGCACACATGCATACATACATGCCTTATGGGATATCCTATTATTGATGAAACAAAAGTGTTGACACACATAAGCGCCATGTGCTATATTAGTTATAGAAACAAGAGCAACACGAAACACACACAAAAATGTTTCAAACAAAGTGTTGACACAGGTAAGCCGGATGTGCTATACTAAGTACATCAAGTAAGGAACGCAGAAACAACGTACTGGAACGTGGGTGAAGCGTGAATCCCACAGCAACATTACTGTAAACGTGCAAGACATCAATAAGCTGGAGTAGATATCAGCCGGGACATGACCAAACCCCGTTATCAGATGGTAAGCGTGACGCGCTACATGAGGTTACCGGATTAGGCATCTGGTACAGAGGGCGCGTTGGGGCTAACGGATTTGAATTCCATTCGATCTGCTGAAGCATCAGCGGTTGGAATGGGCTTCAAGCCCAGTACATAACCTAATAGGAGGAATAAACAATGTTAATTAACATCGGAATCATCGTGCTGCTTGGCGCAATAGCTGCTGCAATGATCATCAGCGTGGATCGCAAGGTAATGAAGGAACATGAGCCAATGTTCACAGGCAAGTACACTAAGTCGTTCAAGACATCCAAACTCAAATACACTGGAGGTAACAACTAATGGGAAAAACAATCGCGCAATACCTGAACTTGGACGGATATGGTCGCAAGGCTGACGGTACGGACATAACGCATAAAGAGAAGTACGAAACACTGGTCAATGACATCGGGCTGCACAACCTTGTACCGCTCATGCCAGCAAGCAAAGATGCAATGACAGCAGCACTGGCTGCGGATGAGCACTTGAACAGCATCCCATTGAAGTATTGGGACAGCAGAACGGGTGCAGCTAGACAGCACTTGTCATACATCGGCATCACATCCACAAGCTTGGCTGATGGCGTGTGCCTACTCAAAGCAGCGGCGCGTATGTGGGTCGAAGAAGAATAGTGCAAATAATGCAAAGAGGGGATTTGAATCACAAAATCCCTTCTTTTTCGCTTCATACTGTAAGTCACTAAAGCATTATATAGAACATTATCAAGATTATTATTATTATTATTATTATTATTATGTATATTATTATTAGTATTGGTTATTATTAGGTTAAGTTATGTTACAACGGTTAGTTTGGTACAGGTAAGCGATTTTCCGATTTTCATTTTCAAATTTTGAAAAAGCTAATTCATTGCAAACGAAATGAAAGGATCAACTCATTTCATGAAAACAAGGGGTCTACAGACCTAAATTCAATGAAAACACTATGAAAGTAATGAAAATAACGGTTTTCGTTTTCAATGCATTATGGTTTTAGAGAGAGCCATCCGCGATTTGGTGATTGGCTTAACCGAAACTAATTTCCAATTTTCATCTTTTCCGTAATAAGTCGTTCCAACTTTCAATGCAACATTATTAATTTTACAAAGCACCACAACGTAACAACACACGTGAACACGCCAAATGTTACAGGATTCCCGCTTGGCTTACATGAATTCGGAAACAAGTTACACCCTACAGCAACATGAAACACTATTAGTGTTGCAGAAATTGCCATCAGTATCCAGTTTTTACAGTCATGTCAGCTTTGAACCCGTTAACCTGAAACATTCGCAAAGTAACGGTTGCAGACATGCACGGTTCGTGTTATATTAAATGCAAGAAAACACAGGAGGAATGCAAAATGACACTTGATCAACTGCTGGAGAAGAAAGCCAACCGCGAGAAACAAATCCATACACAACGGTTGATACTCCAGTCCTTTACCACCATGTCAGATATTACTGGAGATGATCTGCTGTCCGTAGTGACCGTAATCATCAAGCTGGAAAGTGAACTTAAAGTCATCAACGAAACTATCCGCGCCACCAGAGGGGGGAATGAACAATGAAAGCATTCATAACCAAGGCGCAAGCGATGAAGGAGTTCAAAGCTATTTATGATACAAAGGGACTCACCAAAACAACACGCCGCAGATATTGGAACGAACACACGAACCACCTGTACGCAAACAACGCTATCTCACATAAGCAATGGACCACTTGGACAAACCCATTCAAATAGGAGGAATAGACAATGAGAGCCATAATTAGTTGTAGGCAGCACTTTGACAATCTGTTCAGAAGTCAAGACAGCAAGAAGACAGGCAAGCAGTTCATCAACCTGAAAGCCACAAAGCAAGCGTTGATTGCTCCAGTAGCTGAAGCGCTGAAGGGTGCGCCGTTCCCAGAGTACGAAACAGTAATTGAAGTCATCACAGAAGATCGGGACATCAGGGTAACCTACGTTATGCCAGCAGATTCAACCGTGACGGACTTTGCCAGAGTTGAACGGAATCTAATCTACATCCGCAACTGGGCTTGGGATGACCACAGATGTGCGGTGACATTATGAGAAACTTCGCGGTCAAGCTTGGCCCAATGTACTTGATGTATGGACGGCAATACACAAACAACCCGGATCACCCGGAGATCATTCGCTGCACGTTGGAAGATGCGCTGATCATTGCTTCAGCACCTGAACAGATAACGGTTCATCCTTCAGCCAATCCAGACGATGTGATCTTGCAAGGACGTTTGGAAGATGGCAGAACGAATCAGGCCACCTACGAACACCGCTCATTCATTGAAGACTGGGCAGACATGCACACGGCTGAAGGACAGAACGTTGTCATCCGGGTGTTGGGTGAGACTGGGTTTTACACACACCAAGGCTTCAGCAACTTACCATTGGTTTGGGTTAAGAAGCCATTCAAGCCGAAACCACTGAGAAAGCGCGGAAGACCATACAAGGAGCGTGACCGTTATGAATAAAGCGAAGTTGCTGGAGCAATTAACGGCTTTGATAACAGACGATACTAGCACAGATTACGACCATGGCATTAATGCAGCAATCGACCTTGTGGAACAACTCACCTGTATCACAGACGCAACATTCCCGGCCGACATCAAAGAGCCTGTTCCGCTCAGGGATTATGGTGTGCTGTATTTGGTGGCTGACTCTTCAGACGGTATGACATATATAACCCGCCAAGATAAATGGCTTGCAAGAAGCTTCAATGATAAGAAGATTTTAGATTCTTGGCACGAATATGTGAATATATATTACCCAGAAACGAGGGACCCCGAATGAATAAAGATAAATTGCTTCAGCAACTGCGTAAGGAACTTGACAATCTGGCACCTGATACCCACTTTAAAAGAGGGTATGCACATGCAATCATTGATGTAGATCATTTCCGAGATGAGCCAACACCCGCACTTGACTGGAAGCCGATCAACATTACGCAAATGCAACCAGACAAGGACTATCTAGTGTGGGGTCACAAATGGAGTGCCCCAGACGTTGCGTATCTGACAGGTGCGGGTTACTTCATCAGCGAACGCACAGAAGTCTATGATGACGAACGTGTGACGTACCGTGAAGCTGAACTCACACACTACGCTGAGTTCAATAAACCGGAAGGGATGGAATAAAAATGAGCCAAATTATGACACGTGCCTACCGTTACCTGATTGAAGCTGGAGCATTCAACGTGCCCAACCCAGTTATAGCAAAGGCTACTGCAATGCGCAGGTTGATGGATGAGGGTGTACGACCTGATATTGCTGAGTCAGCCATTCGAAATGCATTCAATGACACTGTACGTACAAACAAACCAACACCAGCCATTGACTGGAAGCCGATCAACAAGGATGAGTTGGAACCGTACAAGGATTACCTGCTGTGGTCTGAAGAATACAGTATCCCAATCGCTGGGTATATCGACAACACGGGAAGCTTCACCAAACTATCAACAGGTGCTTTCTTGGAAGATGTCACACACTATGTAGACTTCAATAAACCGGAAGGGGTTGACTGACATGTCACTGACTAAAGAACTGGATGCAATCGTCCCACGTCACATATCTGAAATGAACATCGTATGTATCGGCACAGATCGCAGCACGGGAGACAGCTTAGGCCCGATGGTTGGGCTTATGCTTCAGCAAAGAGGGATTAGGAATGTGTATGGAACACTGCACAAGCCAGTCCATGCGGTGAGTATGGAAGAGGGTATCTTGAACACATTGCCAAAGCGCTACACACTGGCAATTGATGCTTGTCTTGGTCAGTCATCTAGTGTAGGTAAAGCGATATGTGAGATTGGGCCGTTGAAGCCCGGCGCAGGTGTGGGCAAGACTCTTCCAGCCGTAGGTGATGCACACATTAAGGCAATTGTCAATGTGGGCGGCTTCATGGAATACTTCGTGCTTCAGAATACACGGCTGTCACTGGTGTATGACATGGCTTCACAAATTGCAGATGCTGTGGAGCATGTGTATAAACGGCTCAGACCAAAATGGGAGGTTGACAAGTTGAATAAATCACAGGCGACAAGGTTGTTTAGACAGGTATACCCGGAACTTGGGACACAAGGAAAGAAACAAGATAAACCGATGCTGCGCCAAGCTTGGAACGACTTCAAAGATCAGCTACATAGAGAAGCAGCAATCACAACGTACCAAGCGAACATCTGGCAGAATCCGTTCCTGAAGAAAGAAGATAGATAACCCGTCTGAGCGGGATCAAGGCCATTAGGCTCAGAGCGTCCACCCCGCAAGGGGTAGGGGTTGGCACATCGCCAAAATAAAACCAGAGAGAGGTGTAATGAAATGGAAGTTATGGGGATTGTCAAGAGAACAATGGTGGAGAGCGTTGAGATTAGGCTTACACCAGAAGAACTGCTTGCAGTCGCAGCAGCGTTCGGTTCAGCTTCACATGATCAGCGCAAAAGAGCATTGATCGCAAGGGATGCACGTAACATTAGAACACTTAACGGTGATTTTGAGGAACGTGCACTGTACGACAAGCTGAATGAAGCAGTGATGGATGTCAGTAAAACCATCGGAGGGAGTTGAGCCGATGTGGACAGCAAAGAGGAAGTCAAAATGCTGGCTGAAAAGATAGAACGCAGGCTGAAGCGTGCAGGTGTAAGAGTTGAACGGTTCGATTCACCTACAGGCAGCGTGTATATGTGGCTGGATGCTGGACTGGCTTTCAGTATCAGAATAAGTGACCATGAAGGAAAGTTCCAACACAGGTACAGATACAACATGCTGACATGTCCGTATGTACATAAACGCAGACATAACGGTGACGCTGTTCGCTTCTATTACAATCCATCAGAGTTCTTCAAGATGATATCCGCAATCCTAAGTATGCGTAAGTCAAGAATGAAATCATTCGGACATAATGAGTACCGCCATTTATTGAGTCTAAGGAAAAACCAAAAACAAACCAAGGGAGATTGATTGAAATGACAAACAACAAAACTGTAAAAGCTGATGTACAACCATACGAGAAGGTAATCTTGGTAAAACGTGACGGGACTGAGGAAGTGCACGAAATCAAAGAGTCAAGCAGCTTTATCCTATCTATGGTGCATGAGGTTGAAGAGGGCCGCAAGCTGCAAATTATGAACGCCGCAAGCCTTCCAGCAATGAACGCCATAGCTGAAAACTTGCAAGAATTAGTTAAGCAAGAAATGTTAGCTAACGCACCTGAAGGATTACGCGCTCTGCTTGGTATGTTGGATGATGCGCTCAAGCGCGCAGAGAAATAGTACCGTCTGATGAGTTCCCCGGCACGGGAACGAAACGCTGTGAAGCGTAGCGGGATGCCGCATGTAACAGTGTACTGGATCAGTTATTACAATATATGTACAAGGAGATGGGACTATGACAACAGAGTCAATTAACCGTGTCAAGCACCGCACGGCAACAATCATTAGTGACATCACATTCTATGCATCTTTGATCAACTTACATACAGATATGTGTGTCTTTGTCAACGACCACGGGCATGTCGGGCAATTGGAAGTTAGAATGTGTGAGTCAAAAAGTCGCTACAATGAGGAACGGACGACAGACAGTGTGTATTATCAAAATACGAGAGAATTCAATGTGCATAGTGCAGAACAGGCTGACAAAAAGTTGACAAACATAAAAATGGTATTGAAGAAGATATTGCATGACAACAAGATTGATGTTAGTGGGCTGGATTACGATGAACGAACTGTAGTGCACCGGGATTACAAGTTATCGGGGGGTTGGTTACCATGAAACAAAACCGGACGTTTGTAGGGCTTGTGTTTATGTGTGTTGTGTTCTGGGGCGTTGTCATCTATCAATCAGTAAGACATTTTGTGGAATAGAGGTGCAGACGTGAATACAAGAGAAACATGGCTTCAGGCCAAACTGCACACAGAAGCTAAAGGGTTCCCGGTGCATGAGTTGAATCAAAAGATGGGCGCGCACGTCAAAGGTTACACTCCATGTTCAGGTGGTTGGTATGACGTTCATGAGGGTTCAGTTGGCAAGAAGAAGCGAAACCTTCAGATTAAGTTGAACCCGGAATGCCCTGACATTAAGAAATTTATAGATACGCTGGAGTATGAAGCGGATCAAAGATGGCCTGACAGCGTCATGGATCAAATTGGTTCTTATGACGGTGGTTTTTCAGACGGTATTAGTTTTGCTATAACCAAATTCAAAGAAATGTTAATCGAATGGGAGGAATCAGAACATGGAAACCAGCGTTAAATGGAACCTTGCTGAAGCGACAGAGGTTATGATCATTACGGATTCACGGGTTATTGAGTTCAAGAAAGCACACATCAGCGGTGGGTGGGTTGATAACTCCATAGACCCACCACAACGCTTTAACAATGATAATCTGCAAAACCTTCTGAATGGATATGCTTTAGCGGGTTATGTGCCATTGGTTGTAGCACCCAAGAAGCAAGAACCGCTGAAGCTTGGTACCAAGATGGTCGAAGTGTCCACCAAGAAATTCAATTGGGATGATGTTGGTAAGATCCACATTTATCGTAACGGATACGAGTGTTTGAAATATGAAAATGCTAACGAAAGTGACGTTGAAGGGATGCCTATATTCAAATTGAAATACAGATTCGATCAAAAGTCATCTTTCACGAAAAGCTCATCAGATTGGTACGTGTACGAAGTTGAGAACGACATAACGCAGTCTAACACTACAGAAGTGATTATATTCAATAAAGATGGGGAGAGAATGAACTATGAACAAAATTGATATGAAGAAGGTTGTCAAGGATCGTATTTACAATCAGATACAGGCTATCAACAAGAATAAGTGGGATGAAATTAGAAAGATGGCACAGGTGTTCTTCAAAGAGCATAAGCCGAAGAAGGCTGAACGGTTCGCTGATCTGGCACTGGCAAACTTGGAGCAATGGGAAGCTAACTTCAAGCAGGAATTTGGTACTACGCAAGATATGCATGGAATGAGATCAGCTATGTCCTATATAAACCAATCACAGGATAAGACTTTTGAACTCATCAACAGGGCTTTGGAATTGGCTGCAAATGGGTCTGACCCACTACAATCAACAAGCCACTACTGGCTGAGAACCAGCCCGTTCCAGAAGGAATTTTTGGAACTGTGCGCTGAGGTCAAGAAGATGTACCATGACAGAATACGTGATCTGCATAAGCTGGAGAATGAAATGTTAGCGGTCATCACTTCAGCCAAGAGCGCTAAGGCAGCAGCGGAACAACTGGATGGATTGGGCATCACGATGGAGGTACCGGAAGCCAAGAGAGTGCAAAGTAACCTTCCAGCCGTTGTCAAGCTGTCAGTTGATCCAACTTTGTTCAATAAAGATGTTGCAAAATCGCAATGATACAATTATAATCAATTATATTGAAACGGATAGGGGATGAAAACATGTATACTGAATCACGTTACACATACAGCAAGAAAGATCAGTTTGAACCGTTAGTCGAAACTTTTCAATCATTGCTTGACGGTGAGCAGGTTGTATCTGTGAAGATCACAAACACGATGGTTCAAGGAGAATGTCATCATGTGCAGCAGGTAGTGTTGAATATGGCTTTGACTCACGCAAAATTGCTAGTCCAAAAATTACAAGAGGGGATTGACAAACATGAGAACAAAGCCTGATTTTAGAACAGTATGCACGGCGTGTAACCAAACGCGCCGTAGGGAAGACCTGCTGTACAGCGCGGAGGATTTGAAACCGTACTGCGCTAACATGGCAATGTGTGTAGATTCACACCCGAACAGTTACAAGAACTTCGCTGCAACACAGAAGACTGTTCCAATGATGTCATACAACGAAGCTGTAGAGAAGTTCCGTCAAGAACTGAAGGAAGGTGCGGACGAAGACGTGGTTGCTGCACTTGGGCTACTTGATAAACCCGCACCTGTTCGTGTCAAGGAATATGAGATGGCCCTTTATCTGGTGAATCTGAAGGAAGAACGCAAGATGACATCCATGAACCTAACGCTGCTATCCATCATTGAGGATCACATGAACCTGAAGCTTGATGCAGGTAAGGTTGCAGCCGTCAGTCAAGCCGCTGAAAAGAGCGAAGAGTCATTCAAGCAGCAGGAGCAAGAGCAGACGGAACGGATTGAGGAACTGAACGCAATCAACAAACCAGTGTATACGCCAGATGATGAAGACGGGGATGTGATCTAATGAGCGATAAACCGCTAACGATCATGATAGATGACACCCGTCCAAACCTGAAGCGGCTGCGTGCGAAGGATAAAGCGAAGTTCTTGGAGGTTGTCAAGACCTTCATGGCTATCGCAGAGGAAGCAGCGGACGACAGCGTGCCGATTCCATGGTATGAACTGCCGTCCATGCTGAATCCGAACATGACTATGAAGATGATTGCGTCTGCCACACTACGGGCTGTGTTCCGGGCTGACCAACTCAACAAAGACACCTTCAGCGTCTTGGGTGCAACACTGCATCCGTTGTCACATTTTGGTGAGCGTAACATCAACCGGGGCGGGGCATACTCTTCATGGCAGAGGTATTTCATGCTTGAGCCAGATGCTGAAGTGAACCAAGAGTCGATTGAGAAGGTCATTCGCAAGCTGCTGTACTTCTCCCGGTACATTGACGTTGAGAAGTTCGGACACGCGCTGCTGAGTAATCAGATTGAAGCGTATAAGGCTCTTGGACAGGAGAATCTGGAGAAGTTACCTTTCATTCCAGCCCTCCGTTACCAGAAAGAGCACTTCAAAAACGACCTGATGGTCGGTCAGTTCTGGGACGACATCGGAGCATTCAACTGTGGCGAAGTGGAATCGCTGGAGGACGGTTGCCCGGCTTGCAAGTCTCCAGAGTTCCATCTGTGGGGAGATTACACTGTATGTTCTGACTGCAATGCCGGGTTCAAGTATAAGGCAGACTAACCATCTGCCTTTTCCTTTGACTCAGATCATTTAATGTGTTATATTGCATATAAAATGATCTGACTGAAAGGAGAAAACACCATGCTGCCTAAACTGGACATCTACGAAAAAACCAACTTAGATTTTAGACGGTCACTCAATCGTCTGGAAACGCACCGTTTGAACAACCCAGACGAAGCTGAAACGCTCAGACCAATTATCAACAACTTAATGTCCGCTAATAACTACCTACAACGCGCCATTAAGGAAAGAAAGGAGACTGTTTAATGTTTGCAACGGATGGGGATTCCGTGTATGTAACACCGAAGGACGAAAAGCAAGCACGCTTTATTGAACAATCCATGGGGGGCACTTACTCTAAGGCGAAAAAGCACTGTAAGCTGCCCCGCACCATGGGCGTAATGCTGGAACTTCATAAAAAGCTGCCTGACCTGAAGAGTGAAGTAGCCTTCATGGAAGAGGGTAAGAAGCTGCGTGAAGAGATGAACTGGCTGCTAAGTAAGCGTCAAGATACTATGGTACTTGAGGGTGACAGATTACGTCCGTATCAACGGGCTGACGCTGAGTACCTGATCGGCATGGAAGCTGCTGGCATATTCAATGATCCGCGCACAGGTAAGACACCAACGCTGCTGGAAGTGATCAAGGGTAAACGTACAAAACGCAACCTTATTGTCGCTCCAGCTTCTTTGCTTTGGACGTGGCACATGCAGGTGAAGAATTGGTTGCCTGAGTATGAGCCAGTTGTCATTGAGGGTACAAAGAAAGCTGAGGAACTGACCGAAGCAGCAAGAACGTCAGCCAAACCAACAGTCCTGATCGTGTCCAAAAACAGCCTAAACGGGCTGAAGCTTGACAGATTCTTGTTTGACCTGATCGCTGTGGATGAAGCACACTACCTGCGCAACCACGGCACGGTGCAGTCTAAGGCAGTGTTCAAGTTGAAAGGGTCAAACCGTTTCGCATTGACCGGAACACCTACTGTGAAACATCCTTCAGACATTTTCGGTATCCTGAAGTTCCTGTTCCCGAAGAAGTACACAAGCTTTTGGGGATGGGCTGGACGATACTTCCACAAAGATTCGAATGTATTTAGTGGAGGGGTTGATGCAGGTGCGCCTATTCCAGAGCGTCAAGAAGAGATGCAGCAGGAAATAGGTCTGGTATCTGTAGCCCGGAAGCGTAAGGAAGCTATGAACTGGTTGCCTGAGAAGGACTATAAAACGATCTACTCACATATGACTGTAAAACAGGCGAAGTATTACCGTGAGATGCAGGATACATTCGTTGCAGAGTGCCTTGATACAGGTAAAGAGGTCGATGCAATGAACGTCATGACTCAAATGCTACGTTTGCGGCAGATATGTATTGACCCACGTCTGGTTGGGTTCCCTGAAAAGGGCTGTAAGACTGCAACACTCATCCAATGGCTGAAGGATCGTGACGAAGATTCGCGTCCGGTGGTGGTCATGAGTATGTTCACCAGCTACTTGCGGCTGCTGCGTGATGACTTGGCAAAGGAAGGTTATGTTGTCGGTGAAATCAACGGCAAGATGACAGCCAAGAAGAAGCAGGAAGAAGCCGACAAATTCCAACGGGGTGAGACTCATGTACTCTTATGTAATACGATATCGGCGGGGACAGGATGGACGCTTGACCAAGGTGACACAGTCGTCTTTATTGACAATGCGTGGAATCCAGCAGATCAGCAACAAGCCGAAGACAGAGTCACGCCAACAACCAAAGAAGTAGAGCACGGTCACAATGTTATCCACATAGCCACAATGGATTCTGTGGATGACTACATGTTCGAAGTGCTGAAGCGTAAGGAGTCCATGACAGACATCATCAACAACGGGGGCCGGGAAGCTGTCCTGCGTATGATTGGGAGGTAATCACATGATTAACCCATTGATTGAGTCCACTTTGCGGGAGTTTCTTGGTACTCCAGCTTCTCCTGCAATGTTGGCTATCACAGCGTCCGCTTTGGTGTCATCAGCGCTTAATGCTTGGTTGAAAAGTCGTGGGCACACCTTCATTATGAGTGGGATCAACAAGCTTCTGTGGATAGCTGCTGGCGTAGTGACCATGGATTCCTTCTTCAACTTCATCAACGCTGCCGAGACACTTTTCAAGCTGTAATCTGTCCGTTGACATTAAATATTCAATATGTTATGATGTGTACATCAAACACCACTGGGAGGTTTTAACTATGAGATTCAACGTTGAGGTAATCGCACAGCAGGTGGCTGACCGTATCGTGGGCAAATTGGATGCAACACCGCACGTATTCCGCAACAAGGACTTCGATTCGGTACCTGATTGTGTGGAAGCTGTAAGCGCTGAACTGGACTTTTTACTTCAAATGGACTTAGACATTAATGAGTATCGTAAGCTGGTCAGCGATGTGCTGGATCAGAAATGTGTTGAGATGGCGTTCGGTTACGCCGCAAATGTCATTGAACAGTACAACAACGAACTGCTTCAGCAAGAAGCTGAAATGAGACATGAGAACGAACAATATGTAAGGGATGTGTTGTAAATGGTAAAGGAGTACTATATTTTAAGTTGGGAACTACGTGAACACACTGCGTATGCATGGGAAGCCAAGGCAAAAATGCATGACAAGGTTCAAAGCGTTTTGGACAACATTGAGAACTTGGAGCAAGGCAAGCGTAATGGACGGGTGGACAACATCGTGATCCGCAGGTTCGTACCAAGAACAGGCGAAACGTCAGAGATGGAACCATTCCTTGATGGGTGGAAGGTCAGTCTTCGTGTCAAAGTTGATGAACAAAAGTCACTGATGCAGTTACAGCGCGGCGAATAAGGGAGGGCTTGGGATGTCGGACGAATTACTGGATCGGTTGGGTACGTACTTTGTGTACCACAACATCTACACACGGTTCAACATCCCCTTCCACCAATACATCACGATGGTACAACATGGAGCGTGGCAGGGGTTTATAGCAGCACAATAAATTGACTATAGGGAGCAATGAATATGACATCATTACGCTTAATTCGTGGATCAGAAGTAGGAACATTCTTGTCAGATCGCTGGAGTTGGAAACGCCGTTGGGTGGACCACTTGGTCAAAAAGACACCTGACGGCAAGCTTTTCTTCGGTGACTTGTTCCACAAGTACCTTGAGTTATACTACCGCCTTGAAACTGATGTGGATGAAAAGGTGCATGACTGGATTCAGACCAAGAACTTGGAAGGTATGGACCCGGTAGTGTATCAAGACCTGATTGAACTGTTCCACAAAGTTTCCGGGCACTACATGACGACTTACGCACCTGTGGATGAGTTCGATATACTGGCAACGGAATTGAAGTTCGCTATTCCACTGTATGAGGACGATCCGCTGGACTTGCTTCAGGGAACGCTTGACTTTGCGTATGAGGGTACGATTGACCTTCTGTATCTGGAAGACGGTAAGCTGAAGTTCATGGATCACAAGACGACAACCAGCATTGACCGCTACGTGGCAAACTCCATCCTTGACCGTCAGATCAGCCGTTACTGGTGGGCACTCACAGCACTGTGTCAAGGGCATGGGTATGTGTGGCATGAAGTGGAGGATACTAGCGGTGAGGGCGTTGCTTCTGGATGGGTTCCAGTGAAAAACACACACCTGTATCAAGTTCTGAGCCAGTTCAGCGGCCCTGAAGAGTTCGTATACAACATCATTCGCAAGGACGCACCGAAGAAGCCTGAACTGCTGAAGAAAGGCGGTCTGTCCAAGAATAAGGCGCAGAATACTACATATGCCCTCTACAAACAGGCTATTGCTGATTATGGGCTGGCAGAAGCCGACTATCTGGACATTCTGGAACACTTTGAATTGCAAGGTGACAAATTCCTTCGCCGTATCTCTGTAGAACGAAGCGAATCGGAATGTCAAGCGGCTATGGAAGACTTCACAAAAGTCTGCCGCGAGATTATGAGTTTACGTCATGAGTTGGAAGTCGATCCTGTGACTGCTGAATCACGACTTTACTATAACATCACATGGGATACACCAACCTTCAACAGCTACTTCCCACTCATCGAAGCAGAGATTAAAGGCGACAATGTTTCGATGGTACAAGCTATGTTGTATGAGACTGAGAAGGACTGGAATCCTGAAGACGACTTTATCGAAGTGGAGGAAAACTAATCATGGCAATTACATTCAGACCGGGTGGAATCCCGCTTGCAGAGAAACCAAAGGAGGGGCGTTCTGCACTCCTGTACGGACCACCTTTCAGCGGAAAGACATCAACACTTCAGTATGATCCGACTATCCGGGTGCTACTGCTGGACTTGGATAAGAACAGCGGTGTACTGGACAGTGTGGGTAATGTTGATATCTTGGGCATTAGTTCACTGGCTGAACTTCAAAAGGTGCGTGAAGGTATCCCCCAAGGGTTCGTAATCCTGCCCGGTGTAGGCCGTATTGAATTGAAGTACGATCTATACGCTGTGGACTCATTCACAACACTGGAAGAGTCAGTGAAGGATTACGTGGTGTCTGCGGAATTTGCACCAACCAGAGCGCGTGAAATCAAGGGACGTTTCGGGGCACAAACCGACTGGGATGATCTTCAGCGCATTGAGGTGAAAGAGTTCAGAGACTGGCAGAGACTCACCAGAAGCCACGGTGTTAACGTTCTGTGGATCGGGCATGACATGGAAGCCAAAGAATCAACCGACTTCAAGAAAGTCATCCAGCTTCGTCTGCAAGGCAAACACGCTGCCCCCGGCGTAATGGGAGCAACGGACGGTGTCTTCTATATGGTCAAGCACAAAATGCGTCCTGCGAAGGACAAGCCTGAAATGATGCACTACGGTATCCACACAGATAACCTGCAAGAAGGGACAGTGACATACAAAGCTGGCGCACGTATGCCTGCCCGTGATCGAATGAAGTTCCCTGAACTGATCTGGTGGCCTAAATGGGGCGACATCTTCCGTCAGTTGGGATCTACAACTATACCGGAGAAGGTGAAACCAGATGAATCCAAGCCATCCGATTCAGGAGCAGATCAAAAAACTTCTGGATGATCACGGTGTCCAGATATTGGCTGTGTGGGTCGCACCGGGCCATGGATTGACCCTTGACGCACAAGATGTAGTGTCGCACCAAAAGACAACGATAGTTATACCTTTTGGCAAAAGAGATTAACCTATTGCGCTTCATGATCAACATCATTTAATATACAAATACACTCATTCGAAAAGGTGGAATATTCCAATGACATTTTTCTCAACTAATCACAGCGAAGCAAGCGACTTTACACCAGTACCACAAGGTTGGTACGAAGTGGTCATATCATCCGTAGAAAAGAAGACATTTAAAACAGGTTCCGAAGGTTTGGCACTTGTATATACGATCCGTGGCGACATTGAGCAAGAAGCAGCTAACCGTAAATTGTTTGACAACTTGGTAGCTTCACCAAAAGCCATGTTCCGCTGGAATGATATCTCCAAAGCAACAAACATGCCAGACGGTCAAGTGTTTAACACTGCTGAAGAAGTTATCCAAGCTTTTGGTCAGTACCTGAATGGACAAGCCTTGCAGGTACGTGTAAAACACGAAGACAGAGATGACGGTACTACACAAGAGCGTGTTTCAGCAGTTAAGCCGTCTGAACACGGCGCTGGACAAGCTTCCAACGCATTCGACCCTTCACAGTACGCTTCCAGCAACCAAGACCCATTCGCTGAAGACGGCAAACCAATTGATATCAGCGATGACGACCTTCCATTCTAAAACAATCGGGCGAGATTCTTCGCCCCCTTGTGCGGCGGCAGCAGCAAGACTTCTTTGTTGGCTGTCGTGACACAAGCGGGTGAACTAAAGGGGGAAACAACGTGCTTGACAAAGGACAATTTTTAGATCACTTCTTTACACGCGCTGGAGAATTAGGGGAGCCGAACACGCAGGGTGAGTATGCGGTACGCTGCCCTTTTAAGCATAGCAAGGGTTACGATAAGAATCCTTCAGCACACGTGAATCTTGAAAAAGGTATGTTTCACTGCAAGACCTGCCGGGCTGAAGAACGTTTTGGTAATGGCGGTCTGACTGAACTTGACTTCATAAGTGCGTACTATGGCATCCCACGCAAGGATGCCATTCTATATATGAACCGTACTGCGAATGTGGGCGGCGCTGATGCTAAAGTTTGGGAGAACCGGGAGAAGAACCTTCACGGATCACCCGTGTTCATGGACGTTCTCACTAAGAGACGTGGACTGAGTATTAAGACGATCAAAGAAGCACGTTTAGGCTCAGTTGGTGATGGCATCCAGTACCCGGTATTCATCTTCGGTGAACTGGCTGACATTCGCACATACAGCCCGGATCAGGTTCCTAAGATGCGTGGCACAAAGGGTTCAACGACACTCATATTCCCGTTTGACTCATGGTACACAGACGACCGTCCTACGCTTCTGGTCGGTGGTGAGAATGACGCACTTGTCGGCCGGGAACTTGGATTCAACGCTATCACCTTCACAGGCGGCGAAGGATCGGTTCCTTCAGCAATGTTCCTGAACATGTTCAAAGGTAAGACCGTCTACATCTGCTATGACATGGATCAACCGGGCCAGAAGTCCATGCAGTCTGTAGCGTTCAAGCTGCGAGAGATTGGAGCGACTGTTTACATGCTTCGGCTTCCATTGGCTGGCACAAAGGAAGACAAAGACCTTTCAGACTACTACCTCAACCACGGCTTGGACTCTGATACAGTATACGCCAATGTGGATAAGCTTATGCACGATGCTCCACAATTTTCTGAAATAGAGTACATGGAAGAGAAGAACCGCATATATCCGCTGGTTGATCTGTGGAATGCTTCTGAAGGACAGTACCATGGTAAGAGGTTGTCAAGCCGGGTCATCATGTCGGGTAAGTACGATATGGATACGTACATTCCTTCAGTTGTCAAGTTCACCTGTAAGAGTGACCACAGTGCTGAAGATTGCTGCTTGGGACCAGATAAAGAGAAGATTTGGTATCTGGACGACCACACGTTGCAGGACTTCTTGAAGCTGGTTGAGATGAAGGAAGCTGATCTTGACAAGGAACTTCGCTTCATCAATTTTGCAATGAAGGATTGTGTCCGGGTTCAGGTTCTGGAGCGGTCATCCATCCAGAAGGTTGTATTGGTACCGGACGTAGAGTCTGAAAATGAGTTAGACGGGTTCCGATCCGTTGAACAGTACGCCTATGTCATTGATACACGTTTGACGGATGGTGATAAGTACCGGGTGTTCTATAAGCCATTCGGACATCCACGTGAGAACAACCGTGCATACTTGGTCATTGATAAGGTAGAGAAGTCAGACAACGCGCTGAACATGTTCCAAATGAACCCGAAGATGCATCAGACCTTATCGGTGTTTCAGGGCAGTCCAGAGATGATGATGGGTATGAGGTACACTATGTCAAAGCGTATCACGATGAGTTTCACTACGGAGATGATCATCAGTGCTGTAGACCTCACATACCACAGCCCCATTGAGTTCTACTGGGGTAACCGGAAGGTTAAAGGCTTCCCTGAGATTATGATCATAGGTGAGTCAAGGACAGGTAAGTCTTCAGCAGCTAAAGCGCTTCAGGACTTCTACAGGGTCGGAAATATCATATCCCTGAAGACTTCAACCGTAGCCGGGCTTTTAGGTGGTGCGGACAAGCTGCCGTCCGGTGGCTGGAAAATCAGTTGGGGCGCGGTACCACGGAATCACAAAGGGCTGCTGATCCTTGATGAAGCTTCAGGGATCACAGGTGAGATTATATCAAAACTGACAGACATGCGTTCTGAAGGTGTGGCTACAATCACCAAAATCAGCGCTGCAAAGGCACCAGCCAAGACACGTCTACTGTGGATAGGTAACCCCAGAGTGGTCAACGGACGATCTAAGCAGCTTTCCATGTATCCGAGTGGCGTAGACGCTGTATTGGACTTGGTAGGCTCAGACGAAGACGTGGCACGGTTTGACGCTGTTATGATGGTCACGGATAAAGGTAATTACATCAGCCGTGAAGATTATCAAGCGTCCGGTGCAGACCCATTTGACCGGGAAGCATACGTCAGCCTTATCCGGTGGGTATGGAGTAGAACTGCTGAACAGGTACGATTCGACAACAAGGTTACAGACTACATATGGAGCCGGGCACAGGTTCTAAACGAATCATACGCAACTGATGTAAAACTATTAGGGGCTGAAGCTGATGTGAAGCTGGCACGTATAGCTGTGGCGTGCGCTGCTTGTTGCTTCAGCACTGATGAACACGGCGAAGATTTGATTGTCAAGATGGAACACGTTGACTGGGCTGAAAGTTTCCTCAACAGATGCTATGACGATGACGTTTTCCGCTTGAAGGATTACGTGGAGAAGAACCGGAAGTACAACACGACTACACCGGAAGTTGAGCATTACGTACACGGGCTGCTGGATAATCAAGGTTCAGCGCTGATCATTCGTGAACTGCTGGATTCAAACGAGGTCATACCGCAACGAAGCCTACAAACACTATCAGGGCTGAAGGACGATCAGTTCAGCGGCGCACTGGTAGCACTCACCCGCCATCATCTTATACGTAATAGCGCTAGGGGAGTAACTGCAACACCAAGGCTGCGTAAATGTGCAAATTCTTATGTTGAGAAACGATTGAAACCGTTGAGTGAAAGGGGATAGGGTTATGCAAAATGGAGACAGACATGATTGTGAAGAGAATAAGAGTATGGGCACAGCGCTTGAAAACTACCTATATTGGGGCGGCGAAGAATGGATGCTGTCCGTTGAATGTGACTCAGCAATAGCGTATGACATAAAGTACTGCCCATTCTGCGGCACGAAGCTGGAGGTGCAGTTATGAGTTGGGGAGAAGAAGTTGAAAAGTCGTGTAGCTGCGAAGGTAACGAATGGGGACAGCCTTGTAACAAGTGCTTTCCCCGTGAACTACCGGACGTTAACCAAGTCACCATCGAAGATGTCAATGAGCAAGGCAAGGTACGTATGGGTGAGACAGTCTATGAAGTCAAGTATCTGGAGAGTCTGAAGTTTGCGAGGGACTACCTGAAGGGCTTGACGATCAAGCCGGGGTATATCAACTATGACGTGGAGTCCACGGGGCTGCACTTACGTAAGGACATGCCAACAATCGCTTCGGTAGCTTGGCACACTGCTACGCAGCGCATAGCGTTCGTATTCCCGGTCAACCTGAAGAATCTGAACTACCTGAAGGACATGGCTGGAATGGTCGAACTGATCTACGCACACAACGCACTGTTTGAAATGCACATGTCAGCCAACGTTGCCGGGAATGGTTGGGTCAACTCCATTAAGAACTGGGGTGACACCATGGGCGTTCTGCGCTCCACATTTGAGTCATTGTCACCACGACACGGCGGCGATAAGCTGGCATTGAAAGCAGTTGCCGTGAAGTACATTGATCCAACCGCAGATCGTTATGAAAAGGCTGTCAAGTCTTGGTTGAAGGCAAAAGCTACAGCAGATCGTAAGATACTGATATCGTTTTTGAAGCCGCACGGGTGGGGAATCACACGCTTTGAGGACGCTATGAATAAGGGGAGGGAACCTATCCCTGATGAAGTCATGGATGTATTCGTGCACTGGCGTAAGGAGTACCCGGAACCGAACTACACAGACGTTCCGCATGAGATTATATCACCTTATGTAGCTTCAGATACAGTGATCACCGACATGCTTGTTGAAATGGGTATGCCTGTCATCAAGGCCAAAGAGCAACAATCTGTGCTTGACAGAGAGTTCAAGAACCTAAACGTCACCTTCAAGATGACACGTGTAGGGTTCAAGGCTGACCGTGATTACCTGATCGGATGTGCTGAAGCAGTCACGGCGTACCGGGACGAACTACGCCACAAGATGTGGGTAGAAGCAGCACCTAACTGGACTGGAGACACACACCCTGAGTTCAGCACAGGGCAACACGCACTGATCAAACGCATATACGCAAAGCGGCTTGGTAAGACACCTGAAGCTACAGACGCTGCTGCATTGAAGAAGTTCGCACTTGCTGGAGACAAGCTGGCACCGATCATCATGAAGCTGCGGTCAGTTGAAAAGTGGCTGACTACATACCTGCTGAAGCATATAGAGATGTCCGACTATGACGGACGTATCTATACCAGCCTGAACCAGTTCAACCCAGTAACCGGACGCTACTCAGGTGACTTCCAGCAGATGCCACGGGAACCACTCCTGACGATGAAGGGTGATGAGCAGCGTAAAGCTAACAGCGGATCATGGACTCCGGGTGAAAACGGCTGTGACCCTGCTGAAGAACTGTACTTCCCGCGTAAAGCCATCGTCAACGATGATGACGGGTCAAAGATGTTCTTCCTTGACTTTTCACAGGTAGAACTTCGGACACAGGCCCACTACACGATCCCATTCGGTGGTGACCTTAACCTGTGCCGGGCCTACATGCCGTTCAAGTGTGTGCACTCTGAAACTGGTGAGATTTATGACTACAAGACTGAAGCGGACAAGATGCGCTGGTCTGAGATGCGTCCCGGCGCTCCTGATATCTATTGGGAAGACCAACTGAAACAAGGATGGTCGGCGTGGGTTGTACCAGAGACTAAAAAGCCATGGGTTCCTACAGACGTACACAGCGCAACGGCTGAAGAAGCCATGAAGATCATGGGAATGGACCCGGCTAAGGTCGCCAAGGATGTTTACAAGTTCTGGCGTAACATTGGTAAACGCTACAACTTCATGAAGGTGTACGGCGGCGGACCTGAAATGTCAGCCGAAGTCCTAGATATCACACTAGACCAAGCATACGCCATTGATGACGGTTTTATTCAGTCATTCCCTGTCATTCGTGACGGGTACCAAAACGGAATTGAACGTGCGTTCCAGAAGAAAGGGTATATCGTCAACCTTTATGGAAGACGTTACTATATTACGAATCCGCGCAAGTACTACACCGGATCGAATTACTGCATCCAAGGAACATGTGCTGATGACCTGAAGGAAAAGACACTCATACTTGATGCGTTTTTCGAAGAGAATGGGCTGAAGTCATACATGATGGGTCCGATCCACGATGAATTGATCTTCAAAATCTTTGATGATGAGCAATGGATCGTGCCGAAGCTTTGTGAAATGATGATGTACACGCCTAAGCTTATGGTTCCGTTGGTAGTAGAGCCAGATTACACTGAAACATCATGGGCTGAGAAGAAAGCCTACAAAATCGCTGCATAGGAGGAATTAACATGTCAACAAAGGTGACTAAGATCAAGATCGTGGTAAAAGAGGGTGGCACAAAGCCAACGAAGGGAACTGAAGGAGCAGCGGGGTACGATCTGTACAGCCCAATCGACTTTATTGTTCCAGCAACACAAGGCCGTGGAACTGCTGCGGTGGATGTTGGGCGTTACCAAGTTAATACGTTGGTACACTTTGCAATCCCTGAGAATATTGTGGGTGATGTGAAGGGTCGTTCCGGGCTGGCGTTCAACAAGGGTATGGATGCTTTCAGCGGAACGATTGATAGTGACTTCAGAGGGCCAGTCAAAGTTTTGTTGTATAATTTCACCAGCAAGCCCATAGCATTTAGCAAAGGTGATAGAATAGGCCAGATCGTTTTCAAATACGTGCCACCTACAGAACTGGAAGAGACGGACACATTGGATGAAACAGTACGTGGTGAAGGCGGTCTTGGTCACACTGGAAAGTAGGTGACTGCATGTGAAGACTGTATTCGGATTCATACTGATTGTGGTTTGGCTCATAAGCTGCTTTGGAGTTGTCAAGGCAGCGGTTGAAAGTGACCAAGACAGCAGAACAACTACAATTTTGTACATCGCGTTTATGTTCTTGTTCTTCTTTGGAGGAACTGGACTGTACGTCATGTTTGGATGAGTAAACCCCCGGTTAAGCGCCGGGGGCTTTTTCTATTTGGTGGACTGCGAAACCTTTGGGGTGGCTGACGTTGTATTTGAAGTTGCTGACAATGCACATCTCCCGGCACTTATGATGGCCCTGCGTATAGGACTCCATGAATCGGTCTACTTTGTCCTGCATTCTTCTTTGACTGATGATGGATCGTTGGTACTCAATGAGTATGTGCCGATCCCTAAAGACCATGTAGGCATCCGGTCTGTACTTTTCACAGATATCTGGTTCAATTTCAAAGGTGACAGGTTTTCCAAACTGAAGGTAGATGTCCGCGAGCCCCAAGAAATGCTCCAGTTTTGATGACTGGTGGTGCATTTTCGCCGGGTTAGGCATATAAAGGTACGGACGATCACGGCGCTGCGGAATCTGAAGGATATAACCATCCCGCTCAAGCCTTTTTAGGACGCGATTTGCCGTTTGTGTTGCGCTTTTTAGGTTTGGGAAGATCATCTTCTCCACCTGACAGCGGTTCAAAACCCTGAAGTGGTTCAAAACTTTCAACAACATCCCGTCTCTTGGAGTCATTTGACTCACGCTCCTTAACGTATGATTTAAGCATATCCTTTGCGTCCAAGGTGCTGAGGAATGGAACCTGCACCACTTCAGGGAAACCGTCCATCAATACGGCCCGGCCTTGTATCTTCCCAAGGCGGGAAGCGTCTGGAATGTCAAGTACAACCTTGCTATTGGCTTCATCAGTTGTTGTGAAGCATACACGGGTGGTCAGATTCGCCTTGATCCGTGCTTTCAGCACTGTCTGTGCGTCTGGACGCTGGCTGGCAATGATCATATGCATATCCACGTATCCAGCGGTTTCGACCAACTGCTCTACACACTTCTGAATGTCCGGGTTATCTGCAAAGCGTCCATACTCATCAATTACCACAAAGTACGGCGGGAATGCTGAAGCTTCACCGGGATGCTTCTGTCTGAACTCCTTCATGTCAATGCAGTCATTATGCTGCTTCAGCAGGTTCTTCCGCATGACAGATTCACGAATGGCTTCCATCAGGATGTCAAGGGCTTCATCTTGTGTTTCAGCAATGTCCACTTGTGGGATATTCTGGAACATGTATACATCATTGACTTTGTTGTCTATTAACTTGAGGACGATTTTCCCGTCTGTGCCGACTACAAGCAAGGTAGCTATCAAGCGCAACAATGCTGTTTTACCCATCCGGGTTGCACCGCCAAGCAGCATATGACAACTGGTTTCCTCAGTGAAGTCGATATACCGAACACCGAACGGTGAGTACAGCGGGACTCTGAGGGGCTGTAGCGGCTCCAAACGGTTGAAGGGCATGTTAGCCTTGAACTGACTGAAACCGAAGTCCAGACGGCAACGTGGGCCGCCTGAGTACACAAAGTGAACGTGTGAACTGGTGACCTGTTCGAATCCGGGCACGTGGTCTTGGATCTTGTCGGCTGTCATGTTGTAAGGCAGCAACAATTCCATGCTGTAGACGTGAGTACTTCTGCGGTGGACCCGTGTCACCCGGACACCGTCCAATTTGTTGGCTTCCAGATACTTGCGGACAATAATCTTCAAGTGGTTGTTTGGCATGTTACGGTGAAGCCCAATCGCTGAAGTAGCAATCATTGCAGCACCTGCGGCTGATAGGATAAACATTGTTCATCACTCCTTTGCTACAGCTTACGCAGGAATGAACGTAGATATACCTACCCGTTGACATTAAATATTTAACATGATACGATACAAGCATTAAGGGAGGTTTTACCAATGAGGATATTGGCAATTGACCCAAGCGGGAACTTCAGTGACCGGGAAGGAAAGGGTACAACGGGGATTGCACGCTTTGAATATGATAAAGTGTGGCAGTTTGGAAGAGTTGAAGCTGAAGACTTCTCTTCTATGGAGTCGTACTGGTTTAACGTGTGGCGTACTGTGAATCACTTTCCTATGGATGTTATCGTTTGTGAGTCGTACAAGCTGCAACCATCAAAAGCTGGAGCGCAAAGCTACAGCAGTCTGGAAACTCCACAACTGATCGGCTATCTGCGTATGATGGCATGGGAGAAGGGCATTGAATTTGTACTGCAAGACCCATCCATCAAGCAGCGGTTCACGGATGCAGTGCTGGTGAATACGGGAGTCGCCACAAAGAAAGGCCGCAACCACCTAATCAATGGTCAGCCGTCTGTAATCCATGAAAGGGACGCTATCAGGCACGGTCTGCATTACCTGCGTTACGGGGCCAAGAAATGAGGGAAATGTCCGTTACAGTGACCGCGTTCTCTGAAAAGGAAATGGATAAGGTTATTGCAGATCGTAAGGCGCAAGGATATTCACTGAAACGGCGAGGATGGAACTTCAGCAATTGGGGAACACGCAAATACTACGCAATTATGTACAAGGAGGAAGTTACAAATGCCAACTAGGGAATTTAAACCAACACACACCTACAGAGGTCATGTTTGCATGGTTGTGGGTGATGCAGGTTGTGGAGATTATCAAATTGAATATCCGGGTGGTTCACGGGAATTTGTACATGGTTCAGAGTTGAAGCCTATATCTACAAGCTTAGGCATTACTACAAAAGACCTTGAAGAGTACAGACGCAACTTCAAACCGAACCATTATCACAGCGGCGGTATTGATCCATGGCAATTCATTGAAGCGAACATGAACCCGCAACAAGCTATTGGGTTCCATTTGGGAAATGTACTGAAGTACGTAGCCCGGCATGAGAAGAAGAACGGGCTGGAGGACTTGAAGAAAGCACTTGACAGCTTACAGGAGGGTATCAGACTGTATGAAAAAGCGAAAAAAGATCCAAGAGTCGGATTACAAGAAGGCGCTGGAGAACGGGATCAGCCGTAACCGTGTATACGCACGTGTCAACTATCAAAATTGGAGCATCAAAGAAGCTGTAACGAAGAGAGTTAGAAGTATGAAAAGGCCACCTGACACATACGTAATGCCATCATCTGTAGAACATACGCCTGACAAAGACATAAACCCTGCATCCTATCACGTGGCTTGGCAACGTGGCATAGGTGCTGAAAGATTGGAACATCGTATCAGAGAGTTGAATTGGACCCCGTGGGAAGCTGCAACAACCCCTATAGGTGAAGTACCAAAAAGACCGAAGCCAGTTGTTTAGGCTCCGGTCTTTTGCTTTAATTATCCGTATCAGAGTCGTTGCGGTTCTTGTCAACCACTGCTTCAGCAAGCATGTACACGACACAGGCCCCGACTGCTGCAATAATCCCGGTAATCTTGACTGCGTTGTCCTCCCCGGCTCCAAACGCTGTCAAGACTGCCACTGCCAACGCCGCGAGTAGACTCCAGAACTTGCGGCTTCCTAATTTCTGCTTCCAGTTCATTTGGAATCCTCCTCCTTCTTAGGTCTGTATTTCTCCATAGACTTAATAAAATCTGGGTGATAGAAGCCTTGATTGTAATCCTTCTGAATCATGTTCAGTTCCGCTTTGGACTTGTCATTGCTTGTCGTGATCGCTCCTGCTGCCTTGGCTGCGATGACGGCCTTTTCGTATGTCTTCGGTACCGTTTGATTGGACTCGATGTTAACGCGCTTATTCAGGGCATTCACTGCGTCTGAGAGTGTGGCAACTTTGGCTTCTAACAATTCAACACGTTTATCATCCACGGGTAAGACCTCCTGTGCTTTAATTTTGTTAATGACGGCCTGTTCTTGGGCTGCTGTTGGCTTACGTCCTGCCTGAAGCTGATCCACAGTCAAGCCGAATGTCATTTCAAAGTGTGGGTAGTCTTTGAAGGACTTCCAGTCTCCACCCCATGTGAAACCTAACATTTTGGCGTGTGTCACAACGTCAATCCAGTCAGCAATGCTATTGCCGTCTGTGTCAATCTTCATATCATAGACACCTTTGAGCAGTACGAAGTCGATAGCCAGTCCATAGTTGTGGTTGGATCGTCCCGGTGGTGCGTTGGTTACAATAGGTGGTGGGTTTCCGTACCGTCCTTGATTGTACAGCGCTTGTTGTTCGGCTGGAGAGCGGTAACCGTGTGTGATCCGAATCTCAATGCCTTGATTAAAGCAGCGTTCAATCAGTTTCTCCGTTGCGAACTTCACTGCCGGGTTCAACCACGCTGTCTGTCCCGATGACTTGTGCAGCAGTCCCTGAAGTGTTCCCATTTAAGTACCTCCGTTTCCCTAGCACTATAGCCAGATCGTAGTAATTAGTGACGACATTGATACATACCAGTAAGATACCAATCAAGCACCCTATCTGCGATACAGTCCACAGATAGGTGGTGATGACAGACCCTGCATGATCAACCAGTTCAAGAGATGACCTCAAGCGTGTACTGAAAGCTGAAATCATGCTTAGTGAGTATGAGTTTACAAATATGATTGCACCTAGAACGAATACAGATATATTCCCTTTGCGGCACCGTTCAATGAAGTACTTGACCCGATTGACTGAAATGTAAGCCGCAACAATGAATGTCAAGACATATACTGATAGCAGCAAAAGGTCTGTCACGCTGATCATTTCTTCTTATCCCCCTTGTCAATGTAAAGGTATTCGGCAAAACCATTCTCCCGTATAGCATCCTGCATCTGTTGTGATAGATTCACGTACCTGTCAATAGTTAATGACACGCTGCGCGAAGAACGGGCTTGGCTTTGTTCGATACGTTCACGATGACTACGGGGGAGTAGCTTTTTCAAGAAGTTGTCCAACATTCCTGTCATCCTCCCCGACCATCTGAATTATCCTTCTTCAAAGTATTAACCCATTCTGCCAGCGATGCCATATATTGAGTACGTTCAGTCTCCATAATATTTTGCATTCGGTCACGATCCTCTTCAGCCCTATCCAAGTAGATTCTTGGAACGATTCTACCAGAAATGAACAGTGCCAGCAATGAAATTACCAAAATCGTCATTACGATTGCGAGTATCATAGAAAAACCGTACTTGTCTATCAGCACAGCCCAAGCTGACACGTTTTCAGGTGTCAGCGGGTTTTGTTGCTGTGTCTGCACGATCAAGGTAATTCCCCCTTCGGACTTTATTTGTTTACGTCCAGTTCTTTACCTGTCAACACGTCCAGCACTGATGAATCGCCTTTAAACATCTTATAGAAGTCGTTCAAGATAGGCGCTTGTTGTAATGCGTACTCCCACTGGTTATCGATTGGCATTCCTGTAAAGAAAGACTTACCTGCCACTTGTTCGAATGGAGTCTTGACAAGTGGTGATGCACTGTTAACAAGGAATTTTAGCGCTTCTGGGAAGCTGCTGAGGTTATTCAGGTCTGTGATCGGTGCGCGTGGGTTACGTGCTGTTCCCCATGGTGTTGCAAAGTATGCGTCCCGCACGAAATCACGCTGGTCTTGACGATCCAGTCCCTGAGACTCATAAGAAGCGTCTTGCAGTCTGAGATACGTTTGATAGTAGCGCGGCTGCTTCATAAGCTGTTCCAGTTGAAGCGGGATGTTGTTCTTTGTCCACGTCCAGAAAGGAATAGCCAACCGGATGGTTCTATCCATACCTGTGTGCTCACCGTAGTTGAACAAGAACTTGCGTGTGGAGTCAGCAGCAAGCTTCGCGTCTCCGGTCTTATTCAGAACGGATTCAAAGTGTGCAAGTCGGCTCCAGTTATCTGTGGTGTCGCCCAACCATCTACGCATGAAGCTGGTCACACGGTTGTTCTGTACGAAGTCCTCTGCTTTACGGATACCCTTTGCTGGAGTATCACCGAAGATTCTGCGGTACTCATCAGAGTGACCTTGTCCAAAGATACCGTTCTTCATAGCCAGTTCCATCAGTTCAAGGTCTTCTTGCTTCGGCTTGCCACGGCTCACACGGTTCAGAGTCTGCATGGCCCGTTTGTAGCTGCCGACCTCTACACCAGCCAGCGTGTTGTTGAAGATGTTTCCGACAAGGTTGTTCAAGTGATGGACTGGACGAATCGTAGTGGTCAAGCCCTTCCAGATGTTTGTTATGGACGTGACCTTCTCCACGAATTTGTTCATACCATCATTCGTGAATATCTTATCGGCTTGCATCAAAGCATCCTTCACTTCCCGGTGCATCACTGTACCGTTCGGAACATTCAAGCGTTTTGCTTCAGACGCATTCAGCGCAACATACAACGCTTCATCATAAGTAGCCATGTCTGGCTCCATCAGCAAGCCGTCATCCTTCATCGTCTTGTACAGATCACCCAATTCACGAACCCGGTAACTCTTATACAGACGCTTCTGGAATGCCTTGAATGGATCACGTTCGAAGATGCCTGAAACATCATCCATCTTCGCTTGAAGCTTGGCAATTTCAGCGGGATCAGTCTCTGCTGCAATCTTCTGTCCGATACCCGCAATATAGTTGTCCAACTGAGCGAATGACTTGAACCCTTTACGTGACTGGTTGAAGCTGTTACTTGCTGAAACCTTCGCTAGATTCTGCAACTCAGGATCATCAGCATACTTCTGAAGCACCTCTGCGACCTTCTCAGGTGAACGGTTGACAACGTGCGGTGCATAACCTCCGCGAGTACTGTCCAGAACACCAGCGAGTCCTTCAGATTTTGCCATGTCATCATAGTGTGTACGCAAGGTTTCCGCAGCGCGGTAGACTTTAGTAGCATCAAAAGAGTTCATGTCGAATCCTGTCGGGAACTCTCCTTCAAGCACATATTCCAGTGCCCGTTGATCGTTAGGGCTGAAGTCTTCAGCTTGTCTCATAACATCCTGCACGGTCTGTGGCAAACGGTTACCCAGATTGTTTCTGATCCGGTTGAATGTGTCTTGGATCAGGCCACCAGCTTCATTCACCAAACCACCTGAAGCAGCGGTACCGACTTGACGTGGATTGATTGCACGAACAGCGTCAAAGAACTTCTGTCCGTTCACAGATCGTCCACCCATATCAGGTACGAAGCGGCTGGAGAAGTTGAAGCCGTCTACTGCACTGCCCGGCGCTGGAGTATTCCCCGGACTGATTGTCTTGGTTCCAAACTGCAACCCGTTCTTCGCTGAAGTGAATGGGTCACCAGCATTCTGCGCTTTGGCTGCAAACTCTCCGAAGTTCTTCAATTCGCCTTTTAACCAATTATACTCTTGGAAGGTGATATCTTCCAGATTAGTTTTTCCTAGGGCTTTCTGGATGAACTCCGCTCCGGTAGTTGATGGATCAATACCGCTACGTGTCATTAATGTGTTCAGTGCATTAGCACCCTGTCCCTTGATAGTTGGTGAGGATTTTGCCCAACTTGCAGGCTTTTTCCCGATCTGGTATGTAGTCTTGGTGAAGGGCACATCAATATTGATAAGAGCGTTTTGCGCTTTGGCACGTCCTGCTTTACCAGCATCCTGAATGCGTTGCTTGACAAGCTGCTTCGCATAGTCCGCTTGATTTTCAGCTACACGGAAGGATGAACCGGACTCCAGCAAGTCATTCCACACTTTATGGTCAACGGCATCAGGTAGGTTACGGATGGCTGACTTAGTGACCTTACCCATCTGGATACCATAATCAGCCGCCACATCACGTGCAGCACCTGCCATGGCTTTACCACCAGATTTAACAGCAGAACTTGCACCGAATGTGATCCATGTTAATGGGTCAAGCGCAATGTCACCCGCTAAACCGCCCCAAAACTTAGCACGTTCATTCTCAACACCTAAGTTGTCAAGGGTCTGACTGAATCCGGGCATCTCCCGGCCCATGTTGGCTAGACCGCTGATGACTGGAATATCATCAAATGTTAACTGTCCGTCATTCCAATTGTCCCACTGTGTACCTACACCTTTACCGAAATTAGACACTTGGTTCCATACGGGAAGGTCATTCCATCCCCACTTATCGTCTGTCCAGTTAGCGGTCTGCTCTGTTACTATTTTTCCCGGCGCAGACAAGATGTTTAGGCCCGTCATCCACCATGGTTCAGCAGCAGCACCCGTGGGCGCTCTGCCTGAAACAGATGAAGTAGGGGCCACGTCTGTCTGGCTGAAGTTGATAGTTGGCGCTACCTTCGCACCAATACCGGATACTGCTTGAAACGGGTAGGGTGTACCCGGCGCGAGTTGACTTCGAACTCCCGACCCTACGCCGGGAATGGCGGTGAATTTATAAGCCATGTGTTACATCCTCCCTTAAACCATTTTTAGTGCATCCTGAAGTTCATTTTTGAATCGGTTAACCACGCCTTGACGGATACTTGCTGAAGATGATTTGAAGTACTTCATCCCGTTGTTGGCTCCACGCTCAGCGTAGATGCGTTTCAGAATCTCAGTGTCAGACATAGCTGGAGTAATCCCGGCTCCCTTGACAACCTTCTGAACACCACCTGAACCATGCTGTACTGCTGTAGACCAAATAGCATCTTGAACAGCTTTAGAGCGTTTGTTCACATCCAAGCCTGTATTCTTGAGAATGGATTTTGCTGCATTGTCATAGTATATAGACTTGGCATAGCTGTGTTGTAGGTCACCGAAGTTTTTGTTAGTAGCTGCAACTTGTTTCCAAGCCGCATCAAACGCTTTAGAACCAACCGGATGTGCTACAAGTTTCTTATAGGCATCCGGTGCTGTGTTCTTCAGGGATTGGACAAACGCTTTGGCTGAGCCGCTAGATGTAGTTAACTGATACGTTCCGTAACTGGCTCCCCCGATATCACCCGCATTACGGGCAATTCGTCCGGGGTCGCCCCCGGATTCATACTTCCTAGAAAGAGAGCCAAGGGAGTTTCCCGAGTTCGATCCACCGCCGCCGTTGAATTTATTCAGCAAGCCAGAAGTATCCGTGCCCATAGCTTCAGCCAGTTGCTTCTGTGACTCTGTGACAGCTTTATTCACATTATCGGTACCGTTACCAATACCGATCTGAGCCAAGGCATCAACTGAAGAGTACGCCACTTCGTACTGCCTACTTGCTTTCTGCCAGCGTTCGAATGCAGCGTCATACCGCTCTTTGTCTTTCTTAGGATCAAGCTTGTTCAGGACAGCCAAGGAGTCATTCATTTCCTTGTAAGACTGTTTCATGAGGTTGTTTACTTCCCCAAGCTGATCCTTAAAGGCGTTACGCGCGTTCTTGTCGGTAATCTCTTGGGCCTTGACATTAAGTTCAGCAATACGTGTGTCAGCGTTCTGCTGTGCAACACGCACCTTCTCCCAACCTTGAGCGGCGTTATTCTCAGCCACATATTTCTTGATGTCGATGTTACTCCATCCTTGGCTGATTGATTGCTCTTTGTACCATTTGTCAAGGTCATACTCTTTGACAAATTTAGAAGCCGCAAAGGTGGCATTGCCGTTCTTGTCATAGCCCATAAGATCAGTCATTTTCAGATCATATTGCTGTGCAAGTTCTGCAATCTTCATTTTAGAATCCACATCCAGCTTGTCGTAGAATCGTTTTTCTTCACTGCCAAGCTTGTTGTAATCAAACTGCTGCTTGTACATGTCAACCTGATACTGCATTTGATCCTTCACGGTGGCTTGCTGGTATGGCATCATGTCCTTCATGAAGTCCATCTGATCTTTCTGGGACATACGTGCAAAGTCCATTTGATCCTTAACCGTAGCCATAGCGTAAGGGTTCATTTCTTTCATGATGTTAAACATCATATTCAAGGACGTATCATCTGGCGCTGCCATCCGTCCCGCTGACGCTGTGCCCGTGTCACGGGAGGTTAACGATCCTCCCGCCACAGAGGGAAAGTTGATGGCTGCAAGCTGTTGTTGTAACCCTTGAATTTGACCATTATACTGCTGTTTGATACCTGCTTTTTGATTCAGCACAGAATTCTGAAGGTTGTTCAGGTTTTTGTTGTTGGACATCAATAAGCGTGTATCCTGATCATTTGCCAAGCCAGACCCTGCAAGTCCACGGTTCGCCATTTGCTGCTGCGCACGCAAGTAGTCTTGGAAGCTGGAGTCAGAGAGTTCAGATTTGCTCTGTTCAAACTGACGGTCAAGTGCAGACAAGTCATTCTCTTGTGCAGTCTGGTACTGACCAATCAAGTTCTGATAGTTCTGGGCTTGCATCTGCTGCATGTATGCTTGTTGCTCTTGTTGTTGCTGCGCATACGCTGCCATTTGCTGATCATAACCATTCAGACGACCCATCATTTCCTGCATCATCGGGTTGTTCATGATGTCAGCCCATGGATCTACTGGCTGTGCTGTAGGCTGCGCCGTAGTTCCTGTAACCGCAGGGTTGTTGTTCACTACAGGCTGCTTGTTCTGATCCTTGTACCCTTGGTACCACGCTGCTGCTTGTTGGGCGTTCATACCCTTCAACGCTGTTGCTGTGGTCGGATCAAGCTGCCCATACTGATCCTGTGCCTTGCTTGCAATCGAATTTAGAGATGACTTCGGCTTACCTGCTGCCGCTGCCTGATCGTAAAGCTGCTTTAAGTAAACGATCTGATTCGCTGCACCTTGGTTCATATTCGGTGAGTATGAATACGATGGTGTCGGTGCTGCTGTGCCTGTTCGGACAGGCGTTCCAATCGCTGAAGCACCAGCCGCTGGTTTGTTAACAGCGCCTAAATTCTGTCCCGAAACACTGACAGGGGCTTTAGGTGTTACAACCGTGCCCTTGACATTAACTGCCATGACGCATACCTCCTTTTATGCTAAATATACTAGCATAATTTGCTAGTTTGGTATAGTAGAAATAGGAAAAGCCCCTATTGGGGCTTAGAATCTTTGATAATCTGCATTTCCTCTGCTGTGATACGTCCACCTGTCACAAGCAATTCAAGGTCTGCATCTGTAAGGTTGCCGTTGGTATACATTCGTTTGATGAACTCATACATTAAGCTTCTACCCAACCTCTCCACCGCCTTTTAGTATTGTAACCTCCATGAGCAAAGCTGCGGTAATGTCTCTGTACATGTCAACCTCTGACTTCAATTCATCAAAAGCTAACTGTAGTGTTGTATGCTGGAGGACTAAATCAACCAATGCGTTATCCACACCATCTGCACGGAACCCGGCAAGGTGCTGAAGCAGACCCACACGCACTGTTTCCATCAATGTATCCATAAGAGCAAACTCAGCCTGATCCAACCTGTCAGATACTGGAGTGATGACAGGTGATGAAGGTTCATCCGGTTGTCGTGTGAACAAGATGTTGCCTGTATAAATATCCACCTTTGCGGGTACCATACTGGAGAATTCTTCAGCATACTTGCCATAAGGGTAGTCAAGCTGCAACACACCCACAGTTCCGGGGATTCGACCCTTCAACGTGGCATATAACTTAAAGTCTTCTTCCTTAGTGTTCGGTACCACAAACTCACCAGCCGTAGGCGGCACTACTTGGAGTACTTGTCCAGTTAAAACTTGGTAGTAAATCTTAGCGCCGTAATACATATGACACCTCCTTTATGTTGTTTGTAGACGCATATTAGCTGCTATTGCAGCACACGTAGTGTTATTAGGTGCTGTGGCACTGATATAAATCCCCAAAGTCATAGGCCGTGTAGTGTCGAATCCTTGTGGTTTGGCGGCAGCACCATAGGCTCTAACAGAACCAATATTAGCTCCGGGTGTCACATCCCCAAGTGTCCATATTTGGCTTGCTACAAGGCACATACTAAGCGCCGACCCTGCAACTGTATCTACTTGAAGTGAGTACATATTGACAGTGTATTCCGTCTGCGCTCCTCCATATGCCGCGGGTGACACTCGCCACACAAGCCCGTTTGCATCCTTCAATCCAAAACTCAACATCATCAGGTTTCCTGATATGCGTACTGACCAATACGCATTACTGGAAGTTGGTATCAGTGATATGGTTTTGACATTAGCAGGTATACTAGCAAAGTCATAAAGCCATCCGGTTTGGTTAGATGACAGGTTTAGATTACCAGTGTTTAGAGCGGGTGTAAGCACCGAATATGCACCTTGCTGAATCGCGTTAATCTTCGTCACCAGTGTTGCCCATGTATCGGATGTGGATGCACTTCCACCCTTGGCGTTAATGGCACCCACGACACCATTTTTAGCATCAACGCCAGATTGCTTTGCCGCTTCTACGCCTTCGTATAACGCGCGTGTTGATAGCTCATCTGTGTACGGCATATCTTGGTTCAAGCTGTTCATGACCTCGCTAAATTTAATACGCCCGATACCCTTTGTGGCAACACCGGGTGCGTTTGTCACAACCAGTCTGAGGTAGATATTAGCCACGCCTGCTGGGATGGTGATAATCTTTGTTTTTCTATGCCACCAAGCCTGCGGGTTAGGCACTAAGACATCTATAGTATCGCCTGTAACCGCATTTTTGACCTCGATATGAGTTGTAGTGTTTGTGTAAGACCCCGATGTGTGGAAAACGGCTTGCAACAAGTACTTTGCACCGGGGGAAACCCCGATTTGTTCATTATCTAATATAGCGAACTCTCCTGCGGGTACTGCGGCGTTGACACCAAAGAAACCGCCGATCGTTTGATTCAAGAATCTTTCAAAAAGAACATTGGCTTTTTGGGTCCAATAATCAAACCCAAGTAAAGCCGATGAATTTTTAACAAGATTAGCATTGACGATCTCGGAAGGTTTTCGAAAGTTCGTATCTGCATACGTCTTAGCGTTAGACTCCGCTGTGGTCGCAAACCCCTGTGCAGCGGTGTTAGCTGTTGGTATTACGAACTCTTCATCCATGGACTGCGCGATTGTTTTTGCTACATCTATCGCATCACTAACAGCTTTGGCGGTAGCTGCGACATATTCACTTTGCGATACAGTCGAATTTGTAAGCTGCACAATACCCATTGATGTGGTAGTTGCTTCTGGGATATCAGCAACTTCAGCAATGATTTGGTCAATAACTTCCTGTGGCAACCCACCGGA